CACAAATAGATGTTCCATATACAGCATCATCAAGCAATGGTGGTTCACCTATAACAAGCTATACAGCGGTAAGTACACCTGGGTCAATTACGGGTACATTATCACAAGCAAGTAGCGGTACTATACGTGTAAGTGGATTAACACAAGGAACAAGTTATACTTTTGTTGTATATGCAACAAATAGTATTGGTAATTCACCCAATAGTGCAGCAAGTAATTCTATCGCTCCTGCAGTAGTACCAACTGCTCCAACGATTGGTACAGCAGCACTTGTAGGTGGAAGTTCCACCCAAATTGATGTGCCCTATACAGCATCATCAAGTGATGGTGGTAACGCAATCACAAGTTATACAGCGGTAAGTACACCTGGGTCAATTACGGGGACATTGTCACAAGCAAGTAGCGGAACAATACGTGTTAGCGGATTAACAGCAGGGACATCTTATACGTTTGTAGTATACGCAACAAATAGTGTAGGTAATTCACCTAATAGTGCAGCAAGTAATGCTATAACTCCTGTAAGTGTCCCAACTGCTCCAACAATTGGTACAGCTTCTGTTTTGAGTAATACGTCTGTAAGCGTGGGATATACAGCATCATCAAGTAATGGTGGTAGCGCTATAACAAGTTATACAGCGGTAAGTACACCTGGTTCGATTACAGGAACAATATCTCAAGCAAGTAGTGGATCTATTACTGTAACAGGTTTAACACAAGGAACTAGTTATACGTTTGTTGTATATGCAACAAATAGCGTTGGTAATTCACCTAATAGTGCAGCAAGTAATGCAGTAGTACCTGCTAATGCACCTAGCCAAGCAACAGTTGGTACCGTGTCTTTTTCAGGTAGTACCGCATCTGTGCCATTTACTGCACCTGCAAATGGTGGTAGTCCTATAACAACTCATACTGCTATAAGTGACCCTGATAATTTTACTGTATCTGCTAGTCAAGCAAGTAGCGGTACAATTACCATGAGCAATGCATTTATTGCAGGACAAAGTTATACTTTTAGGGTATATGCAACTAATTCTGTGGGTATAGGAGCACTTTCAAACCCAAGCAGTTTAGTTACAGCACCTAGTGGCGCAGGTTCTGATGCTTCAATATATATAGCGGGAACTTACACATGGGTAGCACCTGCGGGTGTTACTAGTGTTAGCGTAGTTGCAATTGGTGGTGGAGGCGGTGGGGGATCAGGCGCATGTAGTCCATGTGGAGCAACACCTGGGCAGGCTGTTGGAGCTGGGGGTGGTGGTGGTTTAGGTTATAGAAATGCAATATCTGTTACTGGGGGGTCATCTTATACTGTTGTTGCAGGATCAGGCGGTGCAGGCGGTAATAATAGCGGGGGTTCTAGTGGTGGTCAAAGTTATTTTATTAATACCTCTACTGTAGCAGGTAATGGTGGAACGGGAGGAACAGGTAGACACTCTCAAGCGAATGCGGCTGGAGGGGGGCATGTTGGAAATGGTGGAGGAACAGGAGGTCACGGTCTATTTGGCTCAGGAGGATGGCAGTCTACAGGAGGTGGAGGTGGGGCAGGTGGTTACAGTGGCAATGGTGCTAATGGCAGCGCAAATACTGTTTCTGCTTTAAGTGGATCAGGTGGCGGTGGTGGTGGGGGCGTAGGCTCTTACCCATTTTCCTCAGGTGGTGGCGGTGGCGGCGGCACAGGTGTATATGGTGAGGGACCAAGTGGTGCAGGTGGTAGTGGTGAAGGAGTTGGTGGTGGTGGTGGATCTAGTGGTAGCAATGGTACAAACGGTGGTAACAACGCAGGTGGGGTTTTAGGTGGTGGTTTGTATGGTGGAGGAGGTGGAGGTTGGAGTAGAAATAACCCCGCTCAATTTGGTGGTAGAGGAGGTAATGGAGCAGTACGTATTGTTTGGGGCACAGGACGTTCATTTCCGTCAACAAACGTAGGTATAAATTTACCGACAACACCTTCCATAGGGACAGTAACAACTTCGACAGGCACAGTAACGGTACCATTTACTGCTGCAAGTGCTAACGGTGGAACTATTACAAGTCATAGAGCGATATCAACGCCAGGAAACGTAGTAGCAACTTTAAGTCAAGCAAGTAGTGGTAGTATTGTTTATAGCAATAATTTTTCACTTACTTCAGGTACTGCTTACACGTTTAAAGTATATGCAGTGAATGAATTTGGCGCAGGACCACAAAGTCCTGCAAGTAATTCAATAACATATGGTGGTGCTAACGCTCAAGCAGAGTACACAACACCTGGGACTTATACTTGGATTGCGCCTGTGGGAGTATCTAATGTCAATGTAGTTGCAGTTGGTGGTGGTGGCGGTGGAGGAGCAGGTGGTTGTGCGGGTTCTTCAGGAGGCGGTGGTGGCGGTTTAGGATATAAAAATAATATCCCTATTGTACCTCAAAATTCTTATACATTAGTTGTAGGAGCGGGAGGAAACCCTGCAACTAATCGTGCCCCAGGGCTTAACGGTTCCCCTAGTTATTTTATAAGTTCTACAACTGTTTCAGGGGGTGGAGGCAATGGTGGTGAAAATGCTTCACCCACTAATGTTCGTGGTGGAACATTTATTGGTGGTGGTGGTGGTAATGGAGGAAATGGTGCTCGATGTGCGCCTGGTTGGTTTGCAAGTGGCGGAGGTGGCGCAGGAGGTTATTCGGGAGCAGGTGGTGACGGTTCTAACAATGCAAGTGTAAGTGCAGGAAATGGATCAGGTGGAGGAGCAGGTGGAGGTATGATCAGCACTACAGGTAATCCTTGGGGTGCAGGTGCGGGTGCAGGTGGTGGAGTTGGAATATATGGACAAGGTGCAAATGGAGTAGGTGCATCATCTCCTAATACAGGTGGCGGTGGCGGATCTAGCGGTACAAATGGTGCAAATGGTGGAGGTGCAGGTGGGCTATATGGAGGTGGTGGAGGTGGTTTCGTTGTAAATTGCCCAAATCATGGAGGTAGGGGTGGCAACGGTGCTGTACGTATTATATGGGGAACAGGTAGATCATTCCCATCTACAAATACTGCTAATACAACTAGATAAGAATATTTAAAAATGAAATTTACGCTATCAGGTATAACAATTTATGGGTTAATAACACTAACAAGTGCTTTTGTTTTTAACGCTCCAACTATTGGTACACCAACAGTTGTAAGTACAAGTGTCACACAAATTGAAAATGTCCACTACAGCATCATCCAATAATGGCGATTTACAAAATTAACCTAAATTTAGATAAAAATGTTAAATACTATATACCATTGTGAAGAATTAAGGAAACAAATATGGATTTAAGATCAATTATTGCACAAATTTCTCAACTTGAGGAAGGCACACGTAAAGTTAGTGGTACTGCCTATGGTGGTTCTTCACAAAAAGATGATAAAGATGATAAACCATCTAAAGAATTAGATACTAGTGGTGGTGCAGATATTCAAGATATTATTGGTAAAAAACCTGCTAAAGCTGTTGGTAAAACAAGTGTAACCCATAAGCTTAAAGAGTATATGGAACAAATTGAAACAGAAAAGCAGCAATTAGATGAAGTCGCACTTGATCAAAGCCAAGTAGCAGTACCCTCAATTGGTGCAACTACACAGCCATCAGCAACATCACGTCCTGCGGGTAATGCTGCAGTTGGCATGAAAGTTATAGATTTTAAAGATCCTAACGATCCATTAAAAGCTGCATTAGATAAAGCAGTAAAAAATAAAGAAGTTACTGCATTAGGCGAGGAAAATTTAGAAGAAGTCGCCCCTCCAGGCATGGAAGATTGGATTAAAGGTCGTAAAGAAGCATTTAAGAAACAATACGGTGATCGTTGGGAAGGTGTTCTTTATGCTACTGCATGGGATGAATATAATAAAAAGCATAAGAAAGATGAAAGTATGTATGAAAGTGCTGATGCTAATAAACAACCTATTATGGAAAGTATGCTTGAAGAAATTTTAGAAGCCTATCCACATGAACACAAAATGTGTCAAGAAGGTTGGTCAATGGATGAAGGATTATATGAGGCATTGTGCGATCATTATTATAAAGAAGGTCGTATCCCACGTAAAATTTGGCATGGTCCACTAGAAGAACTTCGCAGACATGTTGAAAGTTGTTATATGGAAGATACAGGTGTTATGCATGAGGCAAAGAAAGAATATGATTTCCCACCATCAATGCGTAAACCCGCAACATTAGACACAGTTGGTGTAAAATCTACGGTAGATTTGGTGCCACAACAGCAAGCCAACCGTCAATTAAATAAACAATTAGATATGGAACCAAGTATGAAAAAATCAGCATTTGAAACAAGTCAACGTGAATTTGCCTTTGAAGCAAAAAAGTTAGATGAAAAATGGGCAGGTGACGCTAAAATTGAAAAAACAGGTGAATATGCTGATAAATCAATTGACGAGTTACAGTCAATGTTATCAAAACTCAAAAAGTCAGGACCACATAAAGAAGGTTCACCTCAGTATAAAAAACAAAATCAAATTGAATTTGCAATACGTTCAAAGCATAAAGGTAAAAAATTTGGTAAAGTAGAAGAAAGTTGGGATTCACAATTACAATCTTTATTACAAGAAGGTTTAACTGTTACAACTTCTACAGGTGGTCCGATGGGACAAGAAGATAGCGTTAGCGTTAGTGCATCAGGCGAAGATGCTAAATCAATGATGGAACTATTACGTAACGCAGGTATTGGTCATGGTGGTGCAGATGCTGCACATGATATGGGACCTGAGGTAACTGATCAAGATGAAGTATTAGGTCAATTAGGTGGACAAGAACATGATGATAATGGCGATACTGATTTATCATTCTTAAAGAAAATGATTGGTATACCTGTTGAGGCTGATTGTGGATGTGATGAAGGTCAAACACAGACAGCAAGTCCTGGAAATGCAGAGATGAGTCCAATGGCTAATAAGATGGATGAAGCTGAAGTAGAAGAAGGTAATCTTTTCACAAAAGGGTTAGAAGACGATGACGTAAAGATTGGTGAAAAGATTCCTGGCACTAATGCGATTAAGACTAAAGATATTGATGAATCAGACGATTTAGGTCCTGTAAAAGATACAGGTGGTAAGTGCAACATGGTTCATAAAACATCAGGTAAAGAAATTGTAGTACGAGATGAACCTGATGTGATTAAAAAATATGAAGCAATGGGTTATAAAAAACAAGTTGAAGAAGCTGATGATGAGGATCATAAAGATCATACAGAAAAGTCATCAACAGGTGGCCGTATCGAGCGTAAAGATGGTGTAACAAAACATCATGCAGGTAAGCATTATGGTGGATCAGAATCTGATGACGATGAAGAAGATATTAAAGAAGATTCATATGATGCAGACGATCCTACAGATGTAGCAGGTGAAAAAGATGAAAGATCTGAAGCGATGCGTGATGCAGGTTTAGCAGCATCATATGTACCTGAAGAAGCATTAGATCAACCTGCAACATTTGAAGAAAAATCTTGTATGGAGTGTGGTTCACCTATGGAAGAATCAGCACATGAGTGCAATGAATGTGGTTATATGGAAGCCATGCATGAAGATGAAGTTGAAGAAAGTGCGCTACAAGCATATCTTGGTAAAAAGAAGTATGGTGAAGAAGGTATGAAAGCACTTCAGCAGGCAGGACGTGAAGGAGCAGGAAAAGAAGAAATGGCAAAGATTCGTGCTCAACACGATAAGCTAGATGAAGAAGGTTATACTTTTGAAGGATTGTTCAAGAAATTAGCAATGATTGCTGAAGAATCTACTGCTGAAAAAGATGAACATGCAGAAAAGGCAGGGAAAAAAGTAACTCAAGATATAGAGTATGATGAAGGTCATAAAGGTAAAGATGATGCCAAAGCTGAAAAAGCAGGTAAAAAAGTTACCAAAGATATCGAATATGATGATAAAAAAGACAAGAAAAAAGTTGATGAATGGGCAAATTCACCACAGAATAAATTAAGTGATGAAGAATTCCAAACAGAAATGAATTATATGTTACAAGCACTTAGTGGTGGATTAAACGGTCCTAAGGTTGATAACACTACACTTCCTAAAACACAAGTGCGTCCTGTAGCAGAAAGTGAAAGTTTAGATGGATGGTTAAAATTAGCAGGTATTAAGTAGGCAGCTCATAAGACTGCTTCTCACAATCCCAACACTAACCCTGTTGGGATTTTTTTATCCTTATATTCAGATAAATACAAATATTAATGGAATTCTATACAAATGGCTCAAAGAAATATAGATTACGGTGCCTATCCTGATGACGGTAATGCGAATAGTATTCGTGATGCATTCATTTCTACACAAGAAAATTTTACCGAATTATTTAACTTACCACAAGCAGGTGTCTCGCAACTTGTTGGTGGAGCGGGTATTACACTTACCAATCCAAGTGGAGTTACCCAAACAACATTAGCAGGTAATGTTAACGTTAGTGCTAATATATATAAAATAACTTTTCAAGCAGGTGATCCATCAAACCCTGCTAGTTTAGGTGCACAGCTACTAACCTTTAATGGTAATACCACAGCCACAATTACAACGAGTAACCCAGGTGTCATCCCTGATGTTATTTTAGATATTAGTCCAAATTTCTTGGCAAACTTTAATGTTGCAAATCTTAACGTCAGTAATAAAGCCACCATTGGTAATAGTAGTTCACTATATTCAAATCTTAACCCACCATTAGTTGTGCTTGGCGCAAATACCGTAACAGGTGTTCCTTCAGGTAATATTATCGCAGATCATTTTAAAGCAACTCCTACAGGACGTATTGTTGGTAATGTATCATTACGTGACACACCATATAGTAACGTAGGTGGTATAGTTTACAATGCATTGAGTCCTGTACCATTTTTAGCATCACAGGGTATACAAGTATTGACAAGTGATCCTGATTTCTTTAGATATGATGCATCAAATTTTAGTTTGATAACAAGTAATTTAGTTGCAAATAATATTACTGCTAATGGAAATATTAGTGGTACATTTGTTGGAAACATTACAGGAAATGTTACGGTAAGTGGTGTTGATCGTGGTATCGTTATTAAATCTAATGCAGGAGCAACCACTGCAACATCTAATATAGGTGGTTTGAGTTATTACGCTAATGGTTTATTTTCAATACTTAACACACCAACAGATTTTACTAATTGTGCAGTAACTATTGCCAATGGATCGCAACTAATTTTATCAAGCACATCTAATAATTTTCAAGTACTCAATTCAACCTCATCATTTGATTCTACCACAGGGGCTATTGTAACAGCAGGTGGCGTTGGTGTTGGTGGATCATTAAATGTCAATAGTGGTATATTAGGTAACACACTGTCAATAGGTAACTCAGCAGGTAATGGTGGTCTTGGTGTTATGCGAGTTTCTGCCAATGGCGAAACTGCAATTTTTAGCAATTCAGCAGTTATAACAGGAGCAGAATCATCTACAGGATCATTTAGAACAGTAGGTGGTGCAAGTGTTGGAAACAATCTTTATGTTGGTTCAACAACAAATAGTTCAAATATTAACACAGGCGCAGCAAGAATTGCAGGTGGTGTTGGTATATCAAATAATCTCAATGTTGGTAATACCTTAGGTGTATCTGCAGTAAATATTGGCACAAATGCTCCAAATGGTGGATCACCATGTGTTGCAATTTCATCATCAGGTGTAATTACTATAACTAATGCAGATAGCGGCAATCTTACTAATAGTAACTATAGTGTAAGAACAAGTGGTGGTATTTTAGCAAACGGAGATATAAGAATTGCAGGTGGTACTGTAAGTACATCAACAACAACAGGTGCTCTTATTGTATCAGGTGGTGTGGGTATTGGTGGAGATTTAAATATTGCAGGTAATGTTAATTTTTCATCATCATCAAACACTGTTTCAATTGCAAGTACACAAGGAACTGCTAATGCTGCAAACGGTGCATTAACTGTTGGTGGCGGTGTAGGTATAGGACAAGGTTTACACGTAAATTCATTTATTGCAGGTAATAGTTTATATATTGGAAATAACGCAGGTGGCAATGGATACACTAATGCAATATTGACAATTGGTGCAGATGGCAATATATCAACAACAAGCACCGCAGTGTCACTTTTTGGCTCAAATGCTACATCTTTAGCAATTGGTGGACAATCAACAAGCTTACAAATTGGAGCATCATCAGGTAATCTAACCATACGTAATCCAAATGTTGTTGCAGGTGCAGCAGGTACGGTATCATTATATGATACAGGTATAACAACAGGTATGAATTTTGCAGGAAGTGCATCAACCATACGTATTGGTGCAAATTCGGGTACCTTTACAGTACAAAATCCAACAGTAGTTGGTACACAAGTTGTTCAAAATGTATTTAATAGTGTAGCGACTACGGTTAATGCATTTGGTGCAGCATCTACTCTTAATATGGGTAATGCTAATTCTACGTTAGTTTTATCTGCTAGCAATGTAGTTGGTAATTCAGGACAAATTGTACAATTCTTGTTTGATTCAGTTGCTACCACAGTAAATGCTTTTGGTGCAGCAAGTACGATAAACATGGGTAATGCTAACGGTACTTTCCGTATTAGAAGCAATACTATCGTTGGTGATACAGGACAAACTCAATTAAGTTTGTTTAATACTATTGCAAACTCAGTGAATGCATTTGGTGAAGCAAACACTATTCGATTTGGTGCTGCTAATAGCACAATGACAGTACGTAGTAATGTTATAGTTGGTGGAGCAAGCCAAACATCACAAGATTTGTTTAATACTATAGTAAGTACGATGAATTTTGCAGGTACAGCTACTAACGTTAATATTGGAACATCAGTCGATACTAATGTTCAAATTGGTAATGGTGGTTCTACAGGTGTAGTACGAATTTTAGGAACACAAAACGCAAACAGTGCTAATTTTATGGGTGGTGCGCTACAAGTATCAGGTGGTGCAGGATTTGCTAAAGATGTGTTTATTGGCGGTAATTTATATCTTGTTGGTAGTTCTAGCAATGGTACAGTAAGTAATACATTTATCAGAATTAATGATACTGCTGATTCCGCAAACTCAACTGATGCAGCAGCAAGTCTTAGTACAGCAGGTGGTGTAAGTGTTGCTAAAGCACTAAATGTTGGAACTAATATTAGAGGAAATTATTTAGGTGTAGGTGGTAACGCAGGTGGGGTAGGTAGTGGAGAAACAATTTCATTGTTTGGTAATACTACAGCTAGTAATATTGAAACAACTGCTGCCACATTTAATATAGCAAATTCTACTGCAGGAGTTTTAAACTTAGGTGGACAAGCGACCACAATTAATGTAGGTCAAGATAGTGCAGGATCTAAGATGTTGGTTAGAAGTCCTGCTGTGTATGGTGCTAATACTACACAACAATTGTATGATAACGTTGCAACTACTATGTATTTTGCACGTTCAGCATCCGCAATTTCGATGGGTGCAACAAGTGGAACAATGACGTTACAAAATCCATCGATTATTGGCACTCAACCAACACAAAATCTATTTAATTCAGTTGCAACAACATTAAACATAGGGGGTGATGCTACTACTGTAAATATTGGCAATACTAGTGGCACTGCAAATATTAGAAATGCCAACGTTGCAATCCCAGGTAACCTCACCGTTACACAACTTGCAACATTTTCTGCTAATGCTAATGTAGTAGGTAATTTAAATGTTACTGCTAATGCTAATGCAGGAAACATGTATACATCGACTATATATGCTCCAACATGGCAAGGGAACCTAATGACTACAGGAAGCAATAGTAATGTAGGTCAAATTACAGGTAATTGGTCATTGACAAGTGGTTCTAGATTAAATGCAACATACGCTGACTTGGCAGAATATTACGAGGCTGATGATCATTATCCAAGTGGTACTGTTTTATTATTTGATGGCGATAAAGAAGTAACATTATCATATCAATATGATTCACACAAAGTAGCAGGTGTTGTATCAACGAATCCTGCTTATGTTATGAATACTACATTACATGCTGAACACACTGTGATGTTAGCACTGCAAGGTAGAGTACCAACTAAAGTGATTGGACCTGTTCAAAAAGGTGACTTAATGGTAAGCGCACCAAACGGATATGCAGCAGCTAATAATAATGCAAGGGCAGGTACCATTATTGGTAAAGCATTACAAGATTTTAAAGGTGACAAAGGAGTCATCGAAATAGTTATAGGAAAAGTATAATGATAACATTAGAGATTTTACGTGCAGTATGTGATAAAACTCCTGCAGCAAAATTAGAACCTTTTTTAGATCCATTAAATCAAACATGCGAACATTATGAAATTAATACACCAAAGCGTATCGCAGGGTTTTTAGCTCAAACAGGTCATGAAAGTGGTGGTTATCAATTTTTAAAAGAAAACCTAAACTATAGCGCACAAGGTTTAGTAAAGATTTTTAAAAAATATTTTCCTAATGAATCATTAGCAAAACAATATGAACGTAAACCTGAAAAGATTGCCAATCGTGTTTATGCAAGTCGTATGGGAAATGGTGATGAAGCAAGTGGTGATGGGTGGAAATTTTGTGGACGTGGATTGATTCAATTAACAGGCAAAGTAAATTATACAAAATTTGCAAAATCACTTGGTTTAGAAGTTGATGAAGTGGTAGCTTATATGGAAACTCATGCAGGGGCAGTTGCTAGTGCAGGATGGTTTTGGGATTGTAATAAATTAAATCAATGGTGTGATAAAGATGATTTTATTACATTAACAAAAAGAATTAATGGCGGCACTATTGGATTATCTGACCGCCAAGATCATTATAAAAAAGCTTTAAAACTTTTGGAAAATAAATGAATTATTTAAATCATTATAACTTATTAATTGCATCTAGAAAAATTTTAGCAAGGAAAAAAAATAAAAGCGAAATTTACTATGAAAGTCATCATATTATTCCAAAATGGCTAGGTGGTGATAACAGTAAAAATAACTTAGTTTTACTTACAGCGAGGGAACATTATCTCGCACATTTTTTATTATGGAAACATTATAGAGATAGGCCAAGTGCTTTAGCTTTTCATAAAATGACAAAAAGTAATAATTCAATACAAAAAAGAATAATAAATTCAAGATATTTTGAATTAGCTAAAAATGCTTTTATAGAGACTCAGCTAGGAGATAATAATTGGACAAGAAAAAACGGAAGCCCAAATAAAGGTAAAGTTTCCCCAAATAAAGGTAAAAAACTTGGACAACGCCAATGGATGAACGGAGATAACAACCCATCAAAAAGAATTGAAGTTAGACAAAAAATTAGTGAACAACTTAAAGGAAGAAAGAAATCACAAGAGCATCTTAATAAAACATTGTTTTTAAAAAAACCAAAACTTGAATGTCAAAATTGTTTTAAATTTATAGATTTTAGAAATTATGGCAGATGGCATGGTGATAAATGTAAAGTAAATAAATAATATGGCACAACCAATATGGAATACTCCTGCGGGAAGTATTGGGCAATTTCAAGAACTTAGACCCGTTGCTTTTCAATTTAACGCAATTAGCGCAGATGGTTTAAGTAATGTTACTTATAATCTACAAAGTGGTAGATTGCCTAATGGTTTACCTGAAGCACCATTAACATTACGTGGTGATGGTTTATTATATGGTATTCCTACTGAAGTTGCAACAGATACTACCTATGGATTTACCGTACGTGCAACAGATTCATTTGGTAATATTCGTGATAGAGCATTTACCTTAACAGTAACAGGAGCAAGTCCTCCACGTTTTTTAACCTACCCAGGCAACATCCTCACAAGCGTCGATAGCACATACATACATTTTCAAGTACAATATGAAAATACTGATCCTGATAGTGTAGCACTTATACAAATAATTTCGGGCGTTCTGCCTCCTGGTCTTGAAATGTCCCCTACAGGTTTAATTACGGGATATCCATCACCACCACTTAATATCTATAATCAACCAACATCTATAGCATATCCATTTACGCTCCAATTAACCTCACCTAGTGGTATAGCTACAATGAACTATAGTATTACCATTATTAATTACTATGTTCTAGCCCCAAAACCTGCAGCAAATGCTAGACCACCTGTATTACTAAACAGTCAACCACTTAGTACAACCATACCACCCACAAATCCATATTATGGATATTATACTCCTTTCAATGGTGATATTGGTAGAGTACGTCATGATAACGAATGGGTGTTTAAACTAGCAGGGTATGATTTTGAAAACTCAGGTGTATTATCTTATGATATAACAAATCTTGCAGCTATCAATCAAGCTAATCCAACGACACCTGGGACGATACAGGTAGATCATGACACAGGATGGATTACAGGGCGATTTCCTAATATTGGTAATAGAGTATTAGAATTTTTCCTTAGTGCAACCGTTGTAAAAACGGTGCCCTCAGGATTTGATACAGGGAATATATTAGGTATATCTAGTATTACAGATGATGGAACGCTTACAACAATTACTACCGTGTCACCACATGGGTTTTTTGATGGACAACAAATTACTTTAGCGGGATGTATTCCTACTGCTGTAAACAGTACAACATTGTATGTACAAGTTACAGGCGCACAAACTTTTATTATCTATCAAAATCCATCATTAACTGCACCATGGCCTTTCCCACCAACCACAGTAACTACATTAGGGGTAGTATGGTCAAATCAATTTGAAAAAACAAGTCAAATATATCGTTTTACATTGACGTTAGTTGGTAACTTAGATAATGACTTTACTTGGGTTACGCCATCTAATTTAGGTTATATGTATAATGGATTAATCTGTAACTTTAATATTAAAGCTAATACTAATTTGACAGGTGAAACTGTAAACTATCGTATTGTTAATGAAAATAGAAGAAATCTAAATTCAATAACATCATCTGTTGTAGGTGCTGTAACGACAACATCAGTACCATCGTACTATGCCGTTGGAGATTTAGGTGAAATTGCATATAGCACTAATTATGGACGTACATGGCAATATTTGCCACAGTTTACTTTTGATAACTTAACATCAATTGCATCAGGTTACTATCCAACAACTTCAACAGGCACTTTAGTTACAGTAGGTTATACCCAATCATTACAACCAACAATTTATGGTTCAAATAATGGCATTAATTGGAGTCCTGCATCAGTTGCGGGTAATAGCAGTTTATACAGTGTGATGTTTGATAATCGTACAGGTGGTGAAAGATTTATAGCAGTAGGTGACAATGCAACCATTATTACAGGTAGTCAATCAGGATTTGTTTGGACTTTAGGAACTATTACAGTAACAGGATCTACCTCAACGGATGTTGATTATGTGTTTAACAAGATTATTAGAACAGGTACTACTACACCATATACATATCATGTAGTAGGTAACAAATCAGATTCAACTGCTGCAATATATTACTCTAATGCAGTGGGTTTTCCTATTGGTGGAACATGGACAGCAGCAACTATTAATACCATTTCTATAACTAATGTTACACAAGCAGCAATAGCAGTTGTTACTGTTAGTGGTGTACATAATATGAGTGACGGACAACGTATTGTCATAACAGGTGTAGGTGGTATGACAGAATTAAATGGTAACACGTATTATGTAAAGGCAACAGGTTATGCTGTAAACAAATTTGCTTTATATAATACTGTAACATTAACTACAGCTACAAATTCAACAACATATACTGCTTATACAAGTGGTGGTACTATTACACCAAGATTGGGTACACTTAAATCTATTGCAACAAATGGTACTAAGTGGATTGCAGTGGGTGATAATGGGCTTGTACTTGAAAGTGATAATGGCGCAAGTTGGACTTTACAAAAAGCATTCACGAATGAACGTTTGAACGATGTAGTCTATGATAGTGGACAATTTTTTGTTGTTGGTGATGATGGATTTACTGCATATAGTGAAAATGGTGAAAACAATTCATGGAGTTATTTGTCAGGTAAAACAGGCAATAATTTATACTCAATTACACGAGGTTTAACTAGACCTAATGTAGGTATATTAATTACAAATATAACACAAGCTGCAACTGCTTTAGTAACCACTGATTCTGCACATCAGTATTCAAGTGGTGATAGAATTTGTATTGTTGATGTGTTAGGTATGACAGCAATTAATGATCAACAATTTTACATTAAAGTTATTTCTATTAATACTTTTGAATTATATACTGACAGTGGATTAACATCAGGATTTAATACTTCAGCCTATAGTGCGTACATAAGTGGAGGTAGTGCACAACGTGTTGAGTATAATTTTGTTGCTGCGGGTGAGTATGGTACGATAATTTATAGTCGTTATATATTAATTTATAATCCCGAAGCTATTACGGATGAGTATGATGAATTTAATTATGATTTAACATATTACGATCAAAACGCAAATTTTGTTATTGAATGGTTTAGTCCAACATTAGGAGAATTGCCACCTAACTTAACCATGTTACCATCAGGTGAAATAAGTGGTAGATTAGCGTTTGAAGCAACATATGATCAAGATGGTGTATATCCAAATAGCACACGTGCTTTTTACTTTACTGTGCAAGCATATATTGTAGGTCAAGAAGAAATAAATGAAACAAAACAATTTTACTTTACTGCAATACAAGAATTTCCTGAACCATGGGAAACTGTTTATATGCAATGTTATCCTGCATTATCTGCACGTGCAAAAATAAATGATTTAATAAGAAATAGTACACCTGGCAACCCTAACCTTATAATTCCTGATGCAGCAGTATATCGTTTAGAAGATCCATATTTTGGAAGAGCAAAGAATATTATTTACAATCATGCCTATGGTATACCTGCTAGCACTGTACAAGAGTATATTAACGCAATAAACATCAATCATTATTGGCGTGATATTACTTTGGGTGAATTAAAAACCGCTGTGGCAAGAGATAATAGTAATAATATAATATATGAAGTGGTCTATAGTGAAATTATAGACAATTTAATCAATAATCAAGGTGTTAGTATACCAAAAGAAATAGGATGGCCTAGAAGAATTGATTTAAATTTAGGACCATGGTATGACTCATCAGCCACTATACAAACAAGTTATGTCTATTCAGTAAGTCCTGTTGCTGTAACAATTAGTAGTGTAGTAAATGCTACAACTTATGTTGTTAATTCTTTGACAGGACTGTCATTGAATATGATTTTGGGCAATACAGGAGCTGTGCCATACATTACTTCTATTACACCAAACACTTATACAATAACCTTAAACCAAGCACCTAGTGGAACATATTATGCGGGTGATACGTTGACATTTTATACGCCAACATATTTTACTGCGCTAACGCCTGGGTATGCACAGATATTATACCCAAATAGTTTAGTTAATATGCGTCAACAATTGGAGGATGCGTTAGGATATGTTAATAACGATAGTATTTTACCATTGTGGATGACAAGTCAACAACCTGATGGCAGTACCTTAGGATTTACTCCTGCTTGGGTAATTTGTTATACAAAACCTGGGTATAGTACAGCGATTAAAAACAATATTATTGCTTGGCAAAATACTGCTGAAGGTATTAAATTTAATGCAGTACAATTTACAGTGGATCGTTTTGAGGTAGATAAGTCACTTACCTTTGATTGGAATGGTACTGAATGGGTAAGCACGTTACCAAGTGGGCAACCTGCTGTAACGAATAATTCTAAAGACAAATACATACATTTTGTACAACGCACAATTCTTCCAACCACTTTACAGAGCGGATAAATATTACTATGAGCGCAATTGACACAGGACAAATTGATACAGCCTACCCAATCCCAGGCATCAACAACAGTTCACAGGGATTTCGTACTAACTTTACCGCTATAAAAAGTGGTTTAGATACTGCATCAACTGAAATTACAGATTTGCAAAATAAGGTTGTTGTAAAAAGTGCATTGACAGGCACTACTTTAAACAATGACATGGCAAATACTTTAATCAGTAATGCTTTAGTTCAAGGATTTCGTGCCACTACTTACAACTTAGGTAATAATTTAAGTGGTACTGTAACGGTAAATGTAACTAACGGTGATGTGCAATATGGTACAATTACAGGCAACGTTACTTTAGCTTTTGCTGCATGGGCACCTGCAGGTACGCAGCAAAATGTACAAACAATATTTAATGTCGCTAATGCAAATGCGGTAATAACAATACCATCAAACGTAACTGATGGTATGCTGACCATTGAAAATTATGCGGGTAATGGTGTAGCAGGTGGTAACTTTACCATGCCTGCAAATGTTGCAAAAGTGCATCATGAATTTTCCACGGTTGATTGCGGTACTAATATTACGGTGATGCCAATTGATAGACCAAGAAAAACAACACAGTTAATTACTACCGTACCTGCAAGTAATGTTGGTGCATTAGGTGATAAAGCAGGTACTGTTGCGTCAGATGCCAATTATTTTTATGTATGTACTGCAAACTATGATGGTGCTACAGCCATTTGGAAGCGTGTTACATTATCTGCTTGGTGATGTTTAATCATCCATTTATTTCAGATTTGTCAGGCTCGAACCTAGAAGAACTAGGTGAAAAAATATCCACTTTAAACAATAGGATGCAATGGGCATTTAAAATGGGTAAACATGACATGGTTCGCCAAATGCAAATGGTTTTAGAATCATATCGAGCAGAATATACTCGACAGCAAAATGAGTTATGGGCAAAGCGTGGCAACACTGCCCCAAAAATTGACATATCCTAATTAATATCTTTTATTATTGACTATGGTATAGTGTATCTATGAAAGTAGATTCGTTTGGTCAAATTATTTTGAATGAGCAAGATATTTGTAACTTATACTTACAAAATACTCAGGCTATATTAAAGGATGTATTAGTTGACAAACCTATTACTTTTGATAGTAATTTAGAGTTAGAAAATATTCCTAGCATTAAAGTATACACAGTAAATAACAGCACTGTAACCATATTTGATAAGCAGCAACAAGCAGTATGGCATATGCCACAAGCATATTATGATTTAGATATAGCTGAGTGGGTTTTACTAGCGTGTAATAATGATGCTGAGTTACAACGATGTGGCGCAGAGTTATTACGATATGCTGAACTTGATATGTTAACATTGTTGCAATACTTAAAGTATTTGGTTGATACTATGCGATTAAATAATATAGTATGGGGTGTAGGTCGTGGTAGTAGTGTAAGTAGTTATGTACTTTACAAAATAGGTGTACATAAAATAGACAGTATGTATTATGACCTAGATTATACTGAATTTTTACGCTAGGAGAAAAAAATGGTACAACGTAAAACAGCAGCAGGAAAAATGTTAGATATGAATGCATTGATTGCTAAAAATGAGCGTACTCGTGCAGTTGGTAATATGAACGTGAATGCACGTGGTGACATTATTGATTCACATAATCGTGTTATTAATGATGCTACTAGACGTGTAAGTAGTATGTATAATAAAACTATGCAGTCAGGTAAGAAAATTAATAGGGTTTCACATCCAACATCAACAGTTGAGCAAGCACCTAATCAGGTTGTTGCACAATCTGAACTTGATAAAGAGTTTACAAGTTATGATGATGATTGGGATCCCAAACTTAAAAAATAAAGGAAAATATGGAATCAAGTTACTTATTTCAGGCACATAAAATCAAAAAACTAACTCCGCTACATGATGGAGTTATTGTTTCAGATATGAATTTTGAAGAAAGAAAAACCTCAAGTGGTTTGGTCATTGTAAGTGATGATGGAAAAAACAGTGGTATTAGACCACGTTGGGGTAAAGTATATGCGGTTGGTTCTGAGCAAAAAGAAATTAAAGTAGGTCAATATGTCTTAGTAGCACATGGTCGTTGGACACGTGGTATTAGGATTGAAGATGAACATGGTGAACACATTGTTCGTCGTGTTGACAATAATGACATTTTAGCATTAAGCGATGAACCTGTCATGGATGAAACCATGGGCGATAAAACAATTTAAGGATATTATATGTCTAAGCCAAAAGTTGCAGTTAAGAAAATTGCAGATAAAATGAAAACAGTCAATGATAGTTTTACCATAAACATGTATGATAACGGGTTTATGTTAGAAATAGGTGGACAAGATTTTACTGATACTTGGACACAGGCTAAAATTATGGTATCTACGGTTGAAGAGTTATGCGTATTAATTAAGGAAGCTACTGAGTTGGAGCGTCAGTAACTATGGCTACTTGGCGAGTATCTACTTTAAGTAAAAAATCTGTAGAAGAACACGAATATTGGGTAAAAGATGGAAAAACTATTATTCGTGTAACAGGTTATCGTTGGGGTACATGGGATGTAACTACAAGCGACGATGAAGAACCACAATTTATCCGTGTGCGTAACCCATTAGGTAATGAAGTTGAAGATAGTATTGACATGTATAATTGTCATGACAACAACATTGAAGATTCTGAACTATATTCATTAGATGATGGATGGTATGCTGATGTTGAATATCCTGATGATATGGATGAACAAGAGCAAGAAAGAATGAGTGAATTATGGGATGAGGATTCTTACGATGGGTGGGAGTCTGAAGGATGGGTTCAAACTGAAACTGAATGTTGGACTGATAGTGAATTAAAAATTGAAAAATTAGAAGATTAATGAAAAAAAAGCTTGCGATTGTTGGGCGTGGCACTGCAGGTGCTGTAAATGCTGCTCACTTTTTAAATTTTACAAATGATGAAATTGATTGGTATTTTGACCCCAATATACCTACACAAGCTGTAGGAGAAGGCAGTACGCTTGTATTACCTGGAAATTTAAGACAAACTATTGATTTTACTTACAATGACCTTAAAAATATAGGTGGAAATTATAAGTACGCTATTAGAAAGTACAATTGGGGTAAACACAATCATGATTTTAATCATTGGTTTTACCCACCCCATATAGCAATGCATTTTGATGCAATAGCTTTGCAAAAACTTATTCATGATAAAATTAAAGATAATCCTAGATTAAAGATATATGATCAACATGTAAATTCGCATGATGACATTGATGCTGATTACATTATTGATTGCTCAGGTAGACCTGAAAATTATGAAGATTTTCACATATGTAAATTTATTCCTGTAAACGCAGTATATGTTACTCAATGTTATTGGGATAAACCTGAATTTGAATATACGGTGACAATGGCTAGAAAACATGGATGGGTTTTTGGTATACCATTACAAAAACGTTGTTCAGTAGGTTATTTGTATAACCCACAAACAAGTTCTTTAGATGAAGTTAAAAAAGATGTTACCAATGTTTTTAAAGAATTAAAATTAACACCAAGTGACAAAACAAATGCTTTTCAATTTCAAAATTATTTTAAGAAAGAAAATTTTACTAAAAGAGTTGCATACAATGGTAATGCATCATTCTTTTTAGAACCTTTAGAGGCAACTTCTTTTGTTTTTGTTAATCAATGTTCACGTTTGGTTTACGATCATCTGTACGATAATATGAGTTTAGATGAATGTAACTTTCACTATTTTAATAATATTACTCAAATTGAGTTAATGATTTCAATGCATTACAGTCAAGGTTCTAAGTTTAATACTAAATTTTGGAAAATGGCAAAAGAAAAAGGTCAATCATCTTTAAACATGCTTAAAAATCACCCTAAGTTTCAAGCATGTTTAAAAGATGTTATAAAGTATGAAGAAAATAAAATACCAAAACATATTACATTAAATAAAAACAATTTTGGATCATGGGATGCCTATTCATGGTGGCAAAATTTGATAAATTTGGGTATTAATCCAAAGGATTTACAAAGTGAGTAAAAAATTAGCTATAGTTGGTCGTGGAACGGCAGGTGCTTTAGCAGTAGCACATTTTATAAGTTATTCAGATTATGAGATAGATTGGTATTTTGATGAATCTATACCAACACAAGCAGTGGGTGAAGGTAGTACTTTAAATTTACCTCGATTACTTTTTAAATTTTGTCGTTTTAATTACGACATGCTAGCTAATGAAATCGATGGTACTTATAAGCATGGCATTAAAAAACAAAATTGGTCGAAAGGAAAAGAGTATACTCATTTTTTCCCACCCCCTGACATTTCATTTCACTTCAACGCTTTAAAGTTACAAGAATTTATTTTACGGGAAGCACAAAAAAATAAAAAACTTACTATACATCAGTCAAATATTATTTCTTATGATGATATTGATGCTGATTATATTATGGATTGTACAGGCAAACCACAAACTTATGAAGATTTTACATTGTCTGATCGCATTCCTGTAAATTCAGTACACGTAACGCAGTGCTTGTGGGATAGACCAAAGTTTTTTTATACGGGAACAGTTGCAAGAAAATATGGTTGGGTTTTTGTTATACCTTTGCAAAATAGATGTTCAGTAGGATACTTATATAATAATCAATTAAATTCATTAGATGAAATTAAAAAAGATGTTGAAAGCGTTTTTGAGGATTACAACCTAACACCAAGTGACATGACTAATTCTTTTTCTTTTAATAATTATTATCGTAAAGAAAATTTTACAGAAAGAGTATGTTATAATGGTAATGCTTCATTCTTTTTAGAACCATTAGAAGCAACCTCAATTAGTACGATGGACGTTATTAATCGTTTAACTTTTGACCACTTAGCTTTTGATGCAAGAATTTTTGATATTAATTTTTTCTATACTAAAGAACTTCAGTCTATTGAAAATATGATAGGTTTTCATTATTATCATGGGTCAATTTTTAAGACTGAGTTTTGGAAAATGGCTAAACTTAAAGGAAAACAAGCAATAAAAAATTTATCTGTAGATAATTTTTTCAAAGAAAAAGTTATTGCCAACATCGATGATACAGGTGGTAACTTATCTACTGATTATGGTTCATGGGGACCTTATTCATGGAAACAAAATATCAATGGATTAGGATTTGATATTAATAAATTTTTAAAGGTATAATATGTTAAATTTCTTTTTTAAATGGTTTAACACAAGATTAGAAAAAACTAAACATGAAATTAGAGCATCAAAAGAATCGATACAGCCAATCTCTAGTGGTAGATCTGAAGTTGATTTAGATAGGCGAAAAAGTCTAAATTTTTGTGTTTATTACGCATCAGGTGGTATGATTATTGAGGTTAGACATTTCGATAAAAAAACTGACGAATGGATGAATGAATTACATATTGTAACGGAAAATCAGGATTTATCTGACTTTTTAGCAAGAATTATCACAATTAATATGCTTACACGATGATACTACAAGATAAATTATGGACAGAAAAATACCGTCCTAAAACAATTAATGACTATGTTTTTGTTAATACTAATCAACAATCACAAATAGAAGGATGGATTGCTGAGGGTATTATCCCACATTTGTTGTTCAGTGGCGAGCCAGGTACAGGTAAAACAACGCTTGCTAAAATCCTCATTCATGAACTTAACATTAATGAGTTTGATGTACTTGAAATTAATGCATCACGTGAAAACAGTGTAGATAACGTACGTACAAAAATTCATAGTTTTGTTGAAACAATGCCATTTGGCACTTTTAAAATTGTACTACTTGATGAGGCAGATTATCTAACACGTGATGCACAAGCAAGTTTACGCAATGATATGGAAACTTATGCGTCAACTGTACGATTTATTTTAACCTGTAATTATGAATACCGTGTAATTCCTGCGCTACGTGAATCACGTTGCGTAAAAATGCACATATCAAAACCTGATTATACTGAGTTTACTGCACGTGCTGCTACTGTATTAATGGCTGAAAATATACAGTTTTCTATTGATGTTCTTGAACATTATGTTCACCAAACATATCCTGATTTACGTAAATGCTTAAATCAGTTACAAACCAATAGCACAAGTGGTGAATTACAAAAATCAACACTTGATGAAAGTGATCAAGACGCTGCTTTATTAGAAGTAGCACAAGCATTTAAGAGTGGTAATATACTTGAAGGTAGAAAACTATTATTACAATTCTTAAGCTTTAACCCATCAAGGATTGAATCGATTTACAAATGGTTATATGACCATCTTGATTTATGGGGTAAAACACAAAGTCAAAAAGATACCGCAATCATTATTATTAGAAATGGTTTAGCAAATCTATCGCTTGTTGGTATACCTGAAATTAATTTATCAGCCACACTCATTGAACTAACAGCATCATAATTGGAGAACTAATATGGCAACTAAAGCTAAAACTAAAAAAACTGAACCACAAAAAGACCTAGAAAGTATTACTGTAGGGCATTATTCTACCCGTACTATACATGGTGATGGTCGTGTAGATTTTATTATTGATTGGGAACAATTACGTACGCACATAAATGATGCTATGGCTGAACACCATAGAACCAAACTTGTTGAAGAAGCTCCGTATCATCCTGGGTACGAGGGTGCTGTGGTTGAAGCACCAACTAAAAAAGCTAAAGCTACAAAGAAGAAAAAAGTATGAGATACCTATTGATTACCTATATGCGTAAATCAGGTGGTCAAATTGACGAACAAGTTGGGTTTTCTAAAAAGGTACGTGATAAAGACCTTGAAACTTGTAATGTTATCGTTGATTATAAAGACCAAAAAGTGGTAAAGTGTATTATTGAAGGTAAAAGGGTTGAAACTACTTTTGATTTACTAAATGATTACTACAAAAAAATATACCCTGAACTTATCACACAGTTATCGGCAGCAGCAGTAAAGAATTGACAAACTGATTAACTTGTGGTATAATAAGTTTTTAGTGAGGGAATAATCTTGACAGATAATAATTTGATCTTGGTTGATGTTGATGGTGTATTGTGTAATTGGGAATATGCTTTCGATTGTTGGATGCAAGAACACGGACATAAGAAACTAGAGGGTTCTCAATTTGAATATAACATTGGTAAGCGTTACGGTATTGACAAAGAAGATGGAAAACGATTAATTAAGATTTTTAATGAATCAGCAGCCATTGGTTTTTTACCTCCGCTACGTGATGCTATACATTATGTTAAAAAGTTACATGAGGAGCATGGATTTGTTTTTCATGCTATCACATCGTTAAGTTTAGATAAAAACGCACAAAAATTGCGTAAAATGAACCTTGAAAAGCTATTTGGTAACACTGTATTTGAGGAAATTATCTGCCTTGATACAGGAGCAGATAAAGATGATGAACTTGTCAAATATAAAGACAGTGGATATTTTTGGATAGAAGATAAGTATGCCAACTGCCAAGCAGGATTAAAGGTTGGTTTAAAACCACTTCTTATGGAACACGGACACAATATGGGATATGATAACCCACTTGTGCCACGTGTTAAGAATTGGAAAGAAATTTATGAGATCATTGTTGGGGTTTAAACTTACAATTATTACCATGCCAACGTTTGTAATTCCCATTAATTGTTTCTATACCACAATATTCACATTTTGTAACTGCTGATTTTATAGCAAGTATTGATTCTTTCGTATGATGTTTCCCAAACATTGGGTGATTTTTACCCCTTGCGTTTTTATTTAACCATTCTTCTGTTCGTTTTACTACATACATGTGATGATTTTTTCCAAAAGTTTTTTTACGATTTTCTTTCATTAATTTTTTTGATTGTTCGTTGTGCTTTTTTCCAAACATTGGATTTTGACCACCAATCAAAATTGGATATAAACCTCCTCCATTTACTGAGTTGTAACCATTATTAATTGAATCGTGTTCTTGTATGAAATAATTTTCCATTACGGATAAGGTATGTGAGTTATTTGGGAGACAATCTTCTTTAGCTTGATATAATTCAATCCATTCAAATGAATCCCATCCGTATTCACGAATAGCATTATAAAATTTAGATTTTTGTTGTTTTATTAATGCTTTGTGTTTATGAGTTATTTTTCGACGTTTTAGTGAATTAGAAGTGAATCCTATATAGGATAAATTAGTCACTGTATTTCGTGCTCTGTATATGGTATAAATACCCATGCTGATTGCTCCTTAATAGCGTTAGAGTGGTTGGAGTTTCCGAGGCTCGTGAACCACATCTTTATTTATCACTAAGTAAGTACAAACTTAAAACCCGACTAAGCGGGTTTTAAGTTATAATGTCTTGTATGCCAACAATACATGTTCAATAATACTGTGTCTTTGAATATCACGTTCGTCAAACTTACATACAATTAAGCTTGGAATTGGATACATACTTAATCTATGTTGTAAATCCAATAACCCATTATCTGAACGTTTTCTATCTGCTTGATCAGTATCCCCAACCAAAACTATTTTGCTATTATCACCAATACGTGTTAACAACATTTTAAATTGACTTGGTGTGGCATTTTGTGCTTCATCTAATATCACGTACGCATTTTTAAATGTTCTACCACGCATAAATGCTAAGGGTGATATTTCTATGATTTGTTCAGCTAACATGTGTTCAATTTCTTTAACATGATAGAATTCACGAAACACATCTAGCAATGGTCTTGTCCAAGGTTCCATTTTTTGGTTAAGATCGCCAGGTAAAAACCCGTGTTTTTCATCATCCACTGTAATCGCAGGGCGTGTTAAAATTATTCGTTCACATTGTTTACTGCGTAATGCTTGTATAGCAGCAAGTGTGGCAAGATAAGTTTTTCCTGTACCTGCAGGACCTGCACCAACTACAACGTTGATACTATCATCACAAAGTGCTAGTATATAATTTTCTTGATTAATGCTCTTTGGTATGAGATTTATTGCACGTCTTTGTCGTTGTGGATTAAATTCTATCGTATTTTCATGTTTTCTGTAGTGTGTCTGTGTATCGTTTTTAGTCATTTGTTTAGTATATTTTTCTTGCTCTTTTCGGATTGCCGAGTTTTTTCTACGACTCAAAGTTATCACTCCTTATGTGTATCGAGCATTGCGCTCAACTGTATTTAAATAGATTATAATTTATATTACTAGGTGTGTTTTTTGCACATGAATAATATAAATAATAAACTGTGTTGTAAATTTTGTTTAACTCACTTAACGATATTAAAGATAAATATAATTACATGGAAGAGGATTATGCCTAAGAAAGATACATTCTTAGATTCACTAGAGTGGGTTGACATTGTAAATAACGTAAAAGGTATCATGACAAGTGATGGTACTATGGCTACACTTTTAGATTTTGAACGTGTAGTAGATGAAGCAGATGTGTATGCATACAAGAATTGGAAAATGGGTGAATTGGTTGATGGTCCTGTTATAAGCAAATATCTTGTTTCATGCACCTTCATGTGGCCTAACTCGTTAATGCCTGATCCACGTGGTGGCAAACGTTTGATTACCCTAGGATGTAAGGTTAAATTTAAAAAAACAACTGTTGAAGTACCTGTTGAAATTAAAGAGCCTATGGACTACAAACCAGGCACTCATTACCCTAAGAAAACTAAAAAATCAGTATGGTTAGTGAATATTACTATACCAAAATCATTAATGAATGATATACGTGAAGGTAGTGTAGATATCGCTGAACAAGCTATTGACCTTGAAGATTTAGAAGATGCATATCAAAAAGATTATGATAAAAAAGAATTAAAAACCAATGGTGATAATGCTATGGCAGAACCTACACCATTTGGGGGCGGTGGCTTAGCCCCACCACCGCCTCCACCTCCACCTAGTGGACAACCTGCACTATGACAAAAGAAAAAATCAATGAAAGTTTGAGTTATCTTGATATGGAACATTTAATGTTGCCATTGTTAGGGGTGGATCAATACAAGTCCACTGTAGGCGAAGATAGTGATGTTATTACTTTAAACTTTACGGTAAAAGATGAGTATGCAGGAGATGATTTGGTTGAATGGTTTGAACGTGGATACAATTGGGTTTTAGATGCTGATCGTAGCCCAAGTGAAGTATCTCAAGGTAAGTACATTGTTTTTGTTGAATTAGAGCGAAATAAACTTGCACCAAAACATATTATAGAATTGTTAAGTGATTTACAAACTTTAACAGGTTTAACTTTAGATCAGTGGACAATTAAGCTAAATGGCGAATCAGGTGATGCATCAAAAGAATTTTTAGAAAATAATTTAGCACTAAAACCAAATGAATATAAACAAGAGCATCAAGATGAATTAAATGAGTGGCGATCAATTGCAGGATTAGAAACTAATACAAATAAAACACAAGATGCTGATATTGTACAAATGCAACGTCAAGCAGGTATAATTTAAGGAAAGCTTATGGCTATAACAACAATAACATTAGCACAGCGATCAGATGATGAGCGAGGTTTTGCACTGAATGATGAAGCACATGAACGTTTAGTTAAAGATCCTAAAATAAAGACAGATGGATGGCATGATCCACATGATTTAAAAGCAGCAATGCAATGGGGCGCACCACCACAGGCAAATCAAGCAGAAATCCTTAAAAACCCAGGCGGCGCAATGCAAAGCGGACCTGCTGACGTATTGATCAAAACCGATGATAAGTTTGGTGATTGGATTAATAAACGTTGGCGACCCATGATGAGTGTTATTTACATGCTCACATGTTTTGCTGATTTTGTAGCATTTCCTGTGTTATGGAGTGTATTACAAGCATTAAGCCATGGACAAGTTAATAGTCAATGGATGCCAATTACCTTACAAGGTGCAGGTTTATACCATATTGCTATGGGTGCTGTATTAGGTTTAACTGCATATGGACGTAGCCAAGAAAAAATTGCAGGAAAAGCATAGAATTAAATAATCTGATGAATCATTATCAGACGTTAGGAGTAGCAAAAAATGCTACTCCTGATGAAATTAAAAAAGCATATCGTAAGTTAGCAAGTCAACACCATCCTGACAGAGGTGGTGATACTGCACGTTTTCAAACTATACAAGCAGCATACGACACGTTAAGTGACCCACAAAAACGTGCTGTTTATGACAATCCTCAACCACAATTTAATGGGTTTAATCCACAACAAGGTGGTTTTGAGTTTCATTTCGGACAAAATATCCATGATATTTTTGGGCAATTCTTTAGGCATCCACATGCACCACCGCAGCAGCGAGTATATACCGCTACAGTATTTGTCACTTTAGAACAAATAGCCACAGGTGATAAACATAATTTGCAAATTAATACACCACAAGGTATGAAATTATTTGAAGTGAAAATACCAAAAGGTATTGACGATGGTGGTGTTGTTAAGTATGAAGGGTTAATGCCTGATGGACCACTTCAAGTTACTTATAGACAACATAGGCATCCTTTGTTTGAAAGGCGTGGGTTAGATTTATATTTTAATTATGATATAAGTATTTTTGACTTAGTCATAGGTTCGTTAATTATCGTACCAACGATATATGGTAAAGAACTAGAAATCAGCATACAACCAAGAGCTAAACCTAATGCAACATTAAGGTTAGGTGGTCATGGTTTATCCAATAATTTTGGATTGGGTGATCAGTATGTTATACTTAGACCCATTATGCCTGAAGAAATAAGTGACAATTTAATCAGAGTTTTAGAGCAAGAACGTGTATTAAATACGAAATGAAGCTAACTAAAAGAACATTATATCAAAAAACTAAACCTGTTGATTTCAAATACCCCATACAAAACGAATTATTAGCTAAGCAGTTGTTAAAATTTATGCATGAAAGTGGTGGTATTGGACTTGCTGCTAATCAAGTTGGATTACGCAGTAGGGTTTTTGTTATGGCAGTAGATAATAATGAAAAAGCTTTTTTTAATCCTATGATTCAAGATGCACAAGGTAGTACACCTTATCTTGAAGGATGTTTAAGCTATCCTAATGAATCAGTGGAACTTGACAGACCTGAAACTATTGTGCTATCTTACAATGACGCAAATGGTAACATGTTTGTTGAAACATTTAGTGGGTTAGAAGCACGTGTTATACAACATGAAGTGGATCATTTAGATGGTATTACTATGATGGATAGAAAATTGGAAAAACAATATGATAAACAACCCTGAAATTGAAAAATTAATTGAGCATGCCATTGAGATTGCAAAAAGCAGATATCATGGTTATGTAACATTAGAACATGCTTTGTTAAGTTTGATTACCTTTGAATCATTTAGGGAACATCTAGATGAATTTGGTGTCGATACAGTACAACTTATTCAAGAAGTTGATGAATATTTAGATTCAGTCAATAATTTAAAAGTGTCTCCAAATGAAGATGGTACTCCTGTAGCACCAAAGAAAACTCATTCACTTGAGCGTGTTTTTAATCGTGCAGTAACACAAGTATTATTCACAGGACGCAGACAAATTGAACTAATAGACATATATATTTCAATTTTACAGGAAACTAACAGCCATGCACATTATTTCTTATTGAAATGGGGCGTAACACGGAATGAATTTATTGCTTATTGGAATAAAGCACACAAAAGTAGTAAGAGTGGAAAAATGACTGAGCAACAAGCTAATGAAGTATTAGATGAGTTTACGATTAGTTTAACTGAGTTAGCCAAACGTAATAAAATTGAGCCATTGATTGGGCGTGAAAGTGAAGTTAATGATATTGTCAATGTATTAGCTAAACGTTTCAAATCTAATGTATTACTTGTTGGCGACCCAGGCGTTGGAAAAACCGTCCTTGCTGAAGGTTTAGCACAAAAAATTCTTGACAAAAATGTACCACCATTTTTGTTTGACCATGAAGTATATTCATTAGAAATTGGATCACTACTTGCAGGTAGTAAGTATCGTGGTGATTTTGAGGAAAAAGTTAAACACGTTTTAGAAGCATTAGCAACCAAACCTAAAGCTATCTTATTCATAGATGAAGCACACACTATGCGTGGTAGTGGAAATGGTAGTGGTGGCAGTGTAGACTTTGCCAATATGATTAAACCTGCAATTACAAAAGGTAACTTGAAGGTAATTGCTAGTACCACGTGGGAAGAATACTACGAATCATTTGAAAAAGATCGTGCTTTAATGCGTCGATTTTACCGTGTTTCTATTGATGAGCCAACAAATGCAACTACTATTGACATTTTGACAGGATTAAGTGAACGTCTTGAGTCATTTCATGGTGTAAAAATTATGCCTAATGCTATTACTGAGGCAGTCACTATGAGCGCAAGATATATTCATGATAGAAAAAATCCTGATAAGTCCATTGATTTACTCGATGCAGCATGTGCTAAACAACGTGCTGCAAACAATGTTGGTGCAATTATTGATGAAAATAGTATTAAAGAACAAGTCACTAGAATGTGTAACGTTTCTGCGGACAAACTTACTAATGATTCATCAGAAAAAATGACTAACTTAGATCAAAATATTAAACAAAAACTCTATGGGCAAGATGCTACATTAGAGAAAATTTTAGATAGAATATATGTTAGCTTTGCGGGTATTTCTAATGAAAAGAAACCTATGGCAAGTTTCTTATTCTTAGGACCAACAGGCAGCGGTAAGACTGAAACTGCTCGATTATTAAGCGAACATTTAAGCATGCCATTGCTACGTTATGATATGAGTGAATATCAAGAAAAACATAGCGTAGCTGCTTTGATTGGTGCGCCCCCAGGCTATGTCGGCTATGGTGAAGGTAATCTTGGTGGTGGAAAAATTATCAATGATCTAAGTAAAAACCCATACGCTATATTATTGTTTGATGAGGTTGAAAAAGCACACCCTGATGTGTATAACTTATTCTTACAATTATTGGATGAGGGTAGAATATCTAGCACTAATGGTAAAACGGTAGATGCTAAAAACACAATCATTATTATGACTAGTAATTTAGGTGCTAGAGATAGTGAAAAATCAAACATTGGTTTTGGGTCAACACAAAAAGTAGGTGAAGATGACCGAGCATTTAAAGAGTTTTTCAAACCTGAACTGCGTAATCGTATTGATTTAGTATGTAAGTTTAGTAAGTTAGACATGTTAGCCATTAAGAAAATTGTTATTAAATTTGTTAATGAGTTAAAAGCACAATTACTTAAACAGCACAAGATTAATTTAACGATTAGTGAGCAAGCAGTTGAGCACTTAGCTAAAGTTGGTTATGACGATAAAATGGGTGCACGTCCACTTGCTCGTAAGATTGATGAACTTATCAGAGTACCGTTAAGTAAAAAGATTTTATTTGAAAAATTAAAAGATTCTAATGTTCACGTTATACTAAACGGAGATGAAATTAATTTTACAGCAGAAAAAACAATTGATAAGGATGAGGTAATTGGAACAGATGGTATTATCAGGATTTAGCTATACAACACTGCAACCTAATGTAAATCAACATTGGTTATGGTATGACAAGTACAAATATAAAGTTTGTTTTGACCTTAAGCAAATTGGTATCCATAGAAATTATGATTTAGAAATAATACAAAGCGAATTACTTCGTTCTAATCTTCGTGAAGCTTATGTTAAAAACTTAATTGAAATTAAGAAATTTCTTATATGGAAATCAGCAAATGATGATTATATTAAAACATTAAAACATGTTAATAGTATTACTGTATATTCAACACGCTATGATATTATAGAAGATTTAGCTAAAATTTTAGGTCAACCTAACACTGTTGAAGAAGTACTTGTAAATTTTTCAAGACCTAAAGAAATTATATATCATAAAAACCCAAAGCATAATTTTCGTATCTATTTAAAGTCAAGGGTGTATTCTCATACCGAATTAATTGAATTACGTGATTTTTTTACAAAGTATAAAAAACATTTTTTCCCATCTCCTAATTTTAATTTTTATATGCATTGGGATGCAAATAATAAAAATGGTCGATGGATTGGTGGAGATTTATTTTTTGATTATGACGATGAGCATATGCAATCATTGTTTTATATGACTTTTCATGAATGTATTAAAAAGGAATACTCAATACAAAAACCTCCTGAAGTAGCATAAATATATAACAGGAGGCTTTTATGGCAAAAGTTTACGAAGAAGTCATTGTTATAAAGTTAAGTAAGTTAACTAAAGATTCTGAATCAGATCATCCTAGCATTGCTAACGTAGAAATTGAACAAACTTTAGAGCAAGTAGTTCAAGAACTAGTTGGCGATGCTGTTATTGTCGAAGTGGAACGTGCATAATGGCATTGGTTTCTACTACAGAAGTTTTAGCCAATGCAGTAAATGGTGCTAATATTGCAGGAACTTGGACAGGCAATAAAGTACAAGGTGTTTCGTATTTAATACGTCCTACACATGTTACCACAGTAAACTATAGTAATACAGGGGCGGTTACGGGAAACGTTAATATTCAAGGCTCACTAGTACCTGCTCCAAGCGCAGAAAAAGATTGGGTAGATTTATTGACTATTGATTTTTCAAATGTTGCCCCACAAAGTATTACAGGTAATTGGATATGGATGCGTGGTAAAGCAACTAGTTTTACAAGTGGAATCATAAATATTTCTATTACTTACTAATATGAAAAAAGAAGCTTTATTTAGACTAATCGCTGAGACAAAACCTTACTTAAAAACTGCCACACCTGAGCAGAAAGTACGTTTTTTGCGTTTAGTACGTGAAGGTTTGATTCAATACAAAAAAGAAAAAATAGTTGAATCAGTCAAAAACATTAACGCAGACTATCTAGAAGAAAAATAATTTCATCGTTGTTGTTTTGTGTAAATATCGTTATCTATTTTAGAGGATACGTATGACAACAGAACAAGCCAAAATTCCCGTAGATGCAGTCCAAGAATTAGCTGATAAAGCAAGCCAATCAGCAAGCATTGGGGGTACTGTTTCCGAAGAAGAAGCAAAAAAAGCTGCCGCCCCGCAACAAGGGCAAGTACAAGTAAATGTTGATTATTTAAGAACAACAAAAGCACATATTGCAATGCCATGTTATGGTGGCATGTTAACTGAATCAACATTTATGTCTTTTATCAAATTCGCTAACACTGCACGTCAGTTAGGGATTGATTGGACATTAGAAACCATGGTTAATGAATCATTGATTAGTCGTGCACGTAATACATTAACTGCAAAATTTCTTCATCAAAAAGATTCAACACATTTATTCTTTGTAGATGCTGATATTGGTTGGGAACCATGGCATTTGTTGGTATTACTTAATCGTGATAAAGACGTTATTGGTGGGTTGTACCCAATGAAAACAATGCCTATCAAATGGGTTGTCAATGGATTTGAAGGTGCGGAAGAAGGTCCTGATGGACTACAAGAAGTATCAAAAGCAGGTACAGGTTTCTTACTAACAAAACGTCATGTATTTGAAAAAATGAAATCACATCCTGCCGTTAAACCTTATAAGAATGACATTGGTTTAGACCCAATTTATGATCAACACTTGGCGACATTTTTTGATACAGCAGTGCGTCAAAATCGTTACTATAGTGAAGATTGGACAATGTGTGAAAATTGGCGTGACTTAGGTGGACGTATTTGGGTTGATAAACGTGTATTATTACGTCACAGTGGAAGTTATGTATTCTGTATGGAAAATCAAGAGTACTTGTACAATAATATCGGACCTGCCTTTGTCAATGTCATGGAACAAAATGGTAAGCTTACCGTAATAGATGATACAGTTAAAACTGTTCCTTATAAACCCACTACGGTTAACCCTGCTTTAGATACACACGCAGCGTTAGAAAAACCCGAAGAAACTTCTGAGAAGAAGTAAATTTAGTTTGTTGTGCTTCTTACCGTGATAGGAGAAATTCTATCACGGTTTTTTTGCTAAATACAACTATGAATTTAAAAGAATTAGAACAATTTAAATTATCAAACGCTATACAGTTTCATGATCAGTTAAACCCTGCTATTTTTAGGGATGAACACATGATTCCTGCTGTGCGTGATCGGTTATTAGAAATTGCAGATGATTTTATGGAGCATCTTGGTGTAAGTAATATAGATGTTAAAGATATTACACTAAGTGGTAGCAATGCTTCATATACCTATACGCCACATAGTGATATTGACTTACATATTTTAGTTGATATTAAGAAATTAAAAAATGATGAAATTTATAGTGAGTTATTTCATAGTAAAAAAATCATATGGAATTTGCAACATGATATTACTATAGGCGGTTATGAAGTAGAATTATACGTACAAGATACGGCTGATCCTGTTGTTAGTCGTGGTGAGTACAGTGTACTAAAAGATCGTTGGATAAAATTTCCTACCAAACGTGTTGCTGATATCAACGAACCAGCAAGTCAATTAAAGTTTGAAAAATTAGCACAAGTAGCTGAATTAGCACTACAAGCTAGAGATATAGACAAGATTGAAGACTTACTAGATACAATTAGAAAATATCGAAAAGCAGGTTTAGATGCACAAGGTGAATTTTCTCCTGAAAATATAGCATTTAAAGCGTTCCGTACTAGTGGTTTATTGCATCGTCTGCGTGATACTTATAATGAAATACATAGTGAAAAGATGAGTATGGAGCAAAAGGTTGGTAAAAATGTTGAACAACCTGTATATACTATTAGTGAATTAGCAAAGATGCATGGTTGTAGTAGAAATGATATCATAAGTGAATTAAAGCGTGGTATAAAGTTTGAAATGGCAAATACTAGTGTGCGTAGTTTAGCTACTGAAATGGCATACAAAAACTTGGCTAAAAATAGAAAACATTATAGTAAATTACGTGATGATTATGACCCTAACGGAAACCCACCTGGTCCTGAGTTTAAACCCACTATGCCAAAAGGTACGGTTAGAGTAGATGTAAGTGATGTGTATGATTGGTATAAGTTAGGACAACATATTAGTAATCTTAAGGGTTTAGGTAAGCATGATTTTGGTAAAGGACCACCTAGCACCATATTAACATTTGGTGATGAAGATACTGAACACAAATATATTGATGATTTAGAAGCAACAGGTTTATCTACTACGGATATTGATCCTCTTGACCCTAACCAACCCAAAGGAATGAAACGTCAGAAAGTTGATCCTACATTTAATGTTAATGAGGCTTCAGGATATATCCCTAGTGAAGCAGAAAAAAACGATCCAAGATTTAAAACAGCATTAACGGTTGATATTAAACCTGATAGTATTAGACAAAATGCTATAAAATTAGGTTTAGGTAAGATTAAACGTAGTGGTATACCACCCATAGCAAAGCCATCAGGTAAGTTCTAAATTAATTCATAGCGAATAAATACTAGATATTATGGAATTCCATCATGTCAGATATTCGTAAAACCTTAGATAAAATTAATGAAATGACAGCAGGTTCAGTTGCTACTGTTGCCACACCATTATTCAAAGAAACAGTAAAACGTGAAAAAACGGATGAGACTGCAGATAGTGGTAAAAAATACATGAATAGTGTAGAGCGCAGTGCTTCAGAGTGGGGTAATTGGGCAGGTAGCAAAAAGAAAAAGACGGTGGCAGAAGCTACTAATCCAACAACGGATGGTGATAAGTTTAAAACAATGCTTAAAAAGGTTACGAGTAAAAAATCAGTAAAAAAACAACAAAAAGCAGATACTAAACAACAAGCAAGTGATGCATTTGCTAGTATGTTTGGTGGAGGTAATCCTGCGAGTACACTTGGTATTAGGAAAGAAGGTGTGGCGGAAGGCTCTGAAAACTGGTATGTAAGAGTTAAAGGTAAAGTTCTTAGAGATAAGAAGTTTGATGCCATTCCGTTCCCATCACAAGAATCCGCAAGATTGAAGGCAATGGAAATTCACGATAAAAAACGCATTCCGTTAGATATGATTAAACTAACGCAGAGTTGGATGGATGGTCCAGAGACGCAAGGTGTGGCGGAAGGTTGGAAAATATCAACTCCAATTGATAAAGAACGTTATACAGATATGTCAGACCAAGGGTTAGAAGGACCATTTCGTTTAAAATCAGGTAAGATTGTTTATTACGATCCTAAAGAAGGTAAGTATTATGATCGTGATACCGATATGTATATGGATTATGATGAATACCAATCTCATACTAATGAAGAAGCATTGATGGAACTAGGTTATGAAGGTAATATCGGTGCAATGGAAATGGTTAAATTCTTTAAAATGGCAGATCCACGTCAAAAACAAATCCTAAATCAATTAATTAAAGAAAAAGAATTTCAACGTGCATGGGCACTAATTCAAGGTGTTACAGGTGATAAACTAGTTGGCAAAGAATTCAGTGAAAGTGAAATTGCTGAACAATTAAGCGAAGATTTACGTGCATGGTTTGGTAAAGGCGGTGAAGGTGGTGCAGGTGGCGGTGGATGGGATCGCTACAATACTAAAGGTGAGCGTATTGGTAAGTGTGGAGAACGTAAAGCAGGTGAAGGTAAACCAAAATGCCTAAGTAAAGAAAAAGCAGCATCATTACGTGCTAGTGGTGGTAAAAAAGCTATTGCAGCAGCAGTACGTAAAAAACGCCGTGAAGATCCAAACCCACAACGTCAAGGTGCGGCTGATATGGTAAGCAACAAGACTAAGAATGAAAGTCTTGAGTATTATGTCAAAGAGGGTATTTGCCCACAATGTAATGGTGAAATGGTCAGTGAAGCATTATTTACTGAAGGTAAAAAAGATGCATGCTACCATAAGGTAAAAAGTCGTTACAAAATTTGGCCTAGTGCATATGCTAGTGGTGCATTAGTTAAATGTCGTAAAGCAGGTGCAAAGAATTGGGGTAATAAATCTAAGAACGAAAGCATTAACGAAGGTCGTGCAGATGATTTGGAACGTGCCTTAATGCAAGCTAGAAAAATTACTAAAGGAATTTCATACGATAATACCGTAAATGAAATTATGGTAGAAATTGAAAATTTAGTAAAAGCTTATGCATTAGACATGGATGATTTTAATTATCATAATAGCCGTGTTTATGAAGCCAAGCATGAATTAGAAAGTGCAATTTATGGATTAGATGAAATTTTTGAAGATGCATTACGTGATGCAAAATTTTCTGATGAAGAAAGTATCAATGAAGCTGATCCTGCACGTAGAGGATTTTTAGGAAGTTTAGGTAAAGCTGCAGCGGCAGGTGCAGCGATAGCCGCAGGTGGTAAAGCATTAGCTAACAATATTTCATATGATAATTATATACAACAATACAAAGCTTTAACGAGTGAAACAGTTAATCGTTTAGCTAGTGTTGTTAGAAATTACTTCCCTAGGTTAGTAAATACAAAATTTGGTGGTACAGGACCTGATGTACCTGCAACACCTGAACAAATTGGTCAAATATTAGGTCGTGCTATTGCGGAAGAAATTAACGAGTATAGAGAGCAAGTGCGAGATTTAAAAATTAAAGCAGGTGTAACAGATCAGTTTTTCTTAAACAATACGGGTGCTATACCTAACACATTGAAGGAAGCTGATTTAAGTGAACAAGACCTCATAGTGATGCCTGGTAAAATGCGTATGCGTGGTGATGTAGTTAAAGCTAAGCATATGGAACCTGACCATGAAGTATCAATGGCAGTAAACAGTTTATTATCTACCGTAAAAAGTTCAATGTCACTTGCTAAGATAATTAAAGGTAGAAGTGAAGGACAAGGCTTGCCAGGATGGGTCTCCGACCACATTACACGTGCTGATGAACTAATAAAAGATGTAGCAGAGTATATGGAAGGTCACGAAGCACAAAAGAATATGCTAGAAGGTAAAAAGAATGTTAAAAGATAAGTTAAAGCAAGTGTTAGGAACATCATTTGCTTTTTATATAAAGGCAGCAGGGTTTCATTGGAACATTGAAGGCCCAAACTTTCCACAATATCATGCATTTTTAGGTGATTTGTATAATGAAGTATATGGCAGTATTGATCAACTAGCTGAAATAATTCGACAGTTAGACTCATATGCACCAGGATCCATGACGAGGTATCAAGAGTTAAGTATTATTGATGAGCAACAACAAATACCACGTGCTGAGTTAATGATGGCAGAATTGTACGAAGATAATCAAAAGATTATTGTATTATTAAAAGAAACATTCCATCAATGTGAAGCAGAAGATGAGCAAGGTATTGCTGATTTTATAGCAGGACGTATTGATAGTCACGCAAAACATTCATGGATGCTTCGTAGCATATTGAAAAAAGACCGTGGATGAAAATTGGACAATTATTAGAATACCAAAAAGCTAGAGAGACAAAAGCATTTCGTAGTTGGTTTGGTAATAGTAAAGTGGTTGATAGTAATGGCAACCCACTTGTTGTATATCGTGGTACACGTAAGCGACCTGCTGCCACAGAATTTAAATTAACTCAAGGTCGTGCAGTACCATCTTTTACTAATGACCCTGCAGCAGCTAGTGTATACTCTAGACATTTAGACACAAGACAATATGGTAGTGGTTCTACTGTAATCGCAGCGTATTTACGAATTGTTAAACCATTAGATCTTACCCGTTATAACGAAACAATATCATTAATAGATTTTATTAATACGGTGCCTAGTGATCTAAATGTACCTGATGGTGGACGTAAAAAATTAGGTTGGAGAGATGTGTCCTATATGATATATGATTTAGATGAAATTATATACAAAACAGGCGCAAGATTTTCAATCAATGCTTATGACGATGATGGTTTTAGAATAAAAGGATTTCGTGACCTTTCAGATCAAATTGACACATGGGGTGAAGCAGACGATATTAGTTCTATTGAGGATGCACTAGACAATACGGTTATAGATACATATACTATTGCAGATAGTGAAGATATTGTAAGTTACCTACAAGGTATGGGATATGATGGTGTCATTTTAAAAGATGTTTTTGAAGCAGGTTCCCAAAAATATGAACCACGTGATGGAAAAGAGTTAGAACTTGGTGCTGAGGGCACACCGATTATTTTAACTTATCGTCCATTTGAACAGTATCAAATCAAGTCTATATATAATGTAGGTACATTTGGTAAATATGAACCTGACATTACTAAAGAAGATAGTAATGATAGAAAAAATAATTTTAATAAGTGGTTTGGTAATAGTAAGGTGGTTGATGAAAGAGGCGATCCGTTAGTGGTGTATCACGGTACGCTCAGAAACTTTGCAGCGTTTGACAAGTCTGCGCCAAAAGGCAGCAGTGTGCCAAATGCAACTGATTATCTAGGCATCTTTTTCTCAACGTCAGCCTCGGATGCTGGCGGGTATGCTCAACAAGAAGGTGCCAACATCATCCCCGTTTTCTTATCTATTAAAAATCCGCTTTCTATATCCGTGGACAAATGGGTGTCAATGTCTAATTCTAGTAAGGGATACGTCCAAGTGCGTAATCTTCTTAAAAAGGCTACAGAAAACGGTAATGATGGCTTCGTTATAAAAGGCAGAACCAAAACGTGGTACATAGCATTACGCCCTGAGCAAATCAAATCCGTTTACAATGATGGTACATTTGACCCAACTAATCCTAATATCAACAAAGAGTCCATGAGTTTTTTAAAAGAATTAGTAGAAGGTCGTGAGGAAAATTTAAGAGCATGGTTTGGCAATAGTAAAGTAGTTGATAGTAATGGTGCTCCTATGATTGTTTATCATGGTACATCTAATGATTTTTCAACGTTTAAAAATTTATATCGTGATTTTGGTATACATTTTGGCAATCGTGAAGCAGCTAATGAGTTTGCCAAATATAGTGGAGCACGTGTAATTCCTGTATTTTTAAAGATTACAAACCCTTTTACTATGCCTGACATATTTGGTCCTGATGAAGAGCATTTACGTCAAGTTATGAATTTTTTATTTAAGAAAAAGATTATTAACCAAAAAGAATATAACGAACTTGAAGCAATTCGTAGGGATCGTGATATGGATTGGGATGACTGTAAAGCAACAATCTATGCTGAATTAGCACGTTCATTGTTTGATGCGGGATATGATGGTATACAATATCGTAATACTAATGAAGGTAAGCGAACATTGCGACCTGATGAGCGCATTAATTTTACGATTAAAAAAGAAGGATCAAAATACGTAGCATATTTACCTGATAATGTTATGCCTACTTTACCTATTGGTGAAGGCGATACACCTGAAGAAGCTGAACAAGAAGCGCATCAGTATTTGCAAAAACAAGCTGACTATATAGATATGTCTTATATCATATTCAATTCGTCACAAGTTAAGAGTGCATTTGGTACTGAGTATGACCCTAAAGACCCACGTTATACTAAAGAGGACAAGCGTAACCCAAAATACTTAAGTGGCACTGATAAGGTGGCTAATATTAGTCCTGTACTTGGGGCAAAACCTAAAAAACAAAAAGCTTTGATGAATAAGTTTTTTGGCTCATCATAAGGAGAATAATAACATGAGTTTAGTTGGAGGATCAAACGAAGCACCTATGGCACCACCACCTATGGCACAACCATTAAGAAGTTATTCATTTACTGCACAATGTGCTAGTGGCGAATGGAAAACATTTAATTTTGAAGTTGAACATTATCGTGCGGCAAGAGCATATTTGGATGATTTAATTAAAAATAATTAAACAGCAATACCACATTAAATATCTTTACTTTTAATGAGGTAAAGATGAAGCCAAAAGTTTTTCTTGCAACACCCATGTATGGTGGACAATGTCATGGGTTATTTGCTGATGCATTAATTAAATTAATTGAAGAATTTAGAAAGAAAAAGTGGAAATTAGAATATCATTTTACGTATGATCAATCGTTAATCACACGTGCTAGAGATAATTTAGTATCAGATTTTTTATTAAGTGATTGTACTCATTTATTATTTTTAGACGCTGACGTAATCATCAATCCACCTGATGTAATTCGTATGATTAATGAGGATGTAGATTTGATTTGTGGATGTTATCCATCAAAAATTATTAATTGGGAATGGGTACATCATGCTGTACGAAACGGGGAGCCACCTGAAAAATTACCATTTTATAGTACTTGGTATATATTTAATGCAGCCCCTGGCGAGGATCCCCAATTAGACAATGAACCTGATCGTTTGAAAGAAGCTATTCATGCAGGTACGGGATATATGCTTATCAAACGTAATGTGTTTGAAAAGTTAAAACCGCATACTCCAACTTATATAGGTAATTGGGGTGAATATACAGGTCGATTAACATACGGATTTTTTCAAACAAGTATTGATTATAATTTACTATCTGAAGATTATCATTTTTGTAATGAATGGCGTAAGATTGGCGGTAAAGTTTTAATAGCTGCCTATGCACGTTCTAAACACTATGGCACGTTTGGTTTTGGATAAAATGAAATAAATACTATAAAGGTATTGTTACTATGAAAATTAATGAATTATTACTTGAAGATACATTAAAGTCCGATTTTCCAGGCGCCGCTCAGGGAGTTGAGGTGATGTCACTACAACAATTTGTACAAGATCAAGAAGAATTAGATGAAGCTGAAAAATTCTTAGGGGCACCACGTCGAGATTATCCTGAAGACGAATTAACTGACTATTTACGTAGAAAACTTAGCCCTGAATTACAGAAAAAATATCGTAGACCAAGTAAAAAACAACTTGGTAAAATGTCAGGTGAAGAATACGAAGTTTACAAACGATTTAAGCAAGATAAACTAATACGTCCATATATTCACAGTGGCACAGTGCCTATTGTAGATCCTAGTAATCAATTGTATGATTTGCCAAAATTGATGGCATCAGTGATGCAACGTCCTAAGAAGCTGTTAAAACAAAACGAAAAAATGCAGCATAGTGATGGAAGTAGCAGTATATTTTTTAATATTGGTTTACCTGCTTTAGTTGGTTTAGCAGTAGATGAAGAAAAGATGAAATTTGTGGTTGTAAATACTTGCCCTGGGGCAGGAAAATGCGTACAAGTATGTTATGCAATGAAAGGTGGTTATGTACAATATGCTCCACCATCTGAAGCAGGATCAAGATCATTAAATTTTTTACTTAATGATCCCGATGGATGGAAAGCTATGCTAGAAAATGAGATTGAATCTGCAAGAAATAAGTTTCAAAAACAGGGTACACAAGTCATCATTCGTTGGCACGATGCGGGTGATTTCTTTAGCCCTGAATATCTTAACTTAGCCTATGATGTTGCAAGAAAGTTTCCTGACGTGCAATTTTATGCCTATACAAAAATAGGCGATGTTGCAACAAGCGAACGTCCAAAGAATTTTAGAATTAATTTTTCTATGGGAGCAAAATCAGGAGAATTCAAAAAAGTAGAATTATTTAAAAAACAGACAGGTCAAGAAGTAAAGCGTAGTGAAATTGTTGATCGTGCATTGTTTACTGATTTAATGGGGCGTGATGCAAATAATAAATTACGTTGGAAAAATGCAGAGGCTTGGGAAACATTCAAACAACGTGCAGCACAAAAATATGGTATAAAACCACAAACGATTATTACTTATGATCAAATGATGGGATTTAAGGATGGTACAAAGTCTAATGGTGAGCCATATTGGAATGTGGTGGTGGCGCCTGGGGATGGGGACGATAGTGCTAACCGTAATGACGTTATTATAACCTTATTGCTTGAACATTAATATGCAACATTGGATGACCTATGTCAAGCATAGCTACGAGGTAATTCTTGCCGCCGAAGCTGCTGCATGTGTTAATCTTGATCCTGATATAGAGGCGTTTACCGTACATATGTTTGCAAGACATATGGAAAACCCAAATATTAATAACGAACCTATTGCCATAAAATTAATGGAAGCCATGAACACTGATGGTGAAACCAAAAAAACTAATTTGACAAGATTGGCAGAAGAATGTATACTTATTGATGGATTAAAGCTCAACAGAAAACGTTGGCCTAGTTTATCCTATTATGTTGACATGGGGCAACTTGCTTTAGGTTATCGTACTTACAGTGAAAGACCTCCTGAATTGTTTTATGATCGTGTAGCACGTGAATTTACAACAATAACAAAAGTTATAGGAAATTGCAGAGTATGAAAATCTTCGAAGTAAGTAAACCAAAACCTTTTGTCTTTGTTGATATGGATGGTGTCCTAGCTGATTTTGACCAAGCTATCCTTAAATATGATGGTACTGACAAAGAAAGTAGGGTAGATAGTCTGCGTAGGTTAGGACCACGTGGGGTAAAAGATTTTTTCGCTAACATGCCACCATTAGCTGATGGAATGCAATTAATTAAGTGGTTAGATGATCACAATATTGATTGGCGTATCCTTAGTGCACCATTACGTAGTAGTGGGGTCGATCCCAAAGATAGTCGTAAAGCAAGTGAAGTTGGTAAAAAAGATTGGTTAGCCACTAATTTAGGGTGGGAAGTTGCTCAAAAAGCTATATTTGAACCTAACAAATGGAAGTGGGCTAATTATGGACACCAACCTGCCATATTAATCGACGATACTCCTAAAAAAATTGATGCATTTAATCAAGCAGGTGGCATAGGATTATTGTACACTGATTTAAATTCAGTCATGCCAAAACTTAAACAGATTTTCCTCTAACCCCATTATCCAAAAAACATTGTTTTATTGCATGTAAGGTGTACACTAAGTACTTTCTTATAGGAGTTTGATATGAGTGTTACCTTTTCTTCCGAGCAAAAAGCAAAACTAACGCATTTAATTACGGAGGGTTGTCAAGTATTACATGAGGTTGATACCTTACAAAGTGGATTAAATGATACTGTTAAAGCAATTGCTGAGGAAATGAATATTAAAGCAGCAGTGTTAAAAAAAGCAATTCGTATTGCCCATAAAGCAGAGTTGGGTAAAGCACGTCAAGATCATGAGTTACTTGAAAACATTTTAATAACTGTTGGAAAAACAATGTAAATGAACCCAACCAAATTTCAACCATTGTATTCATTTGGTTTTTATGAGGTAGAATTTTCTAAAGATGATTTACTTCCCATTATTGCAGAAGTAAATGACATGAAAAAAAATCCAAATCGATATCAAGAAGCAAATAGTATTTTAATTGGACAAATTAAATCTGAATTAAGAATCAAAAATAGCTTAAAATATTTGGAGCAATTGTTAACTCCATACGTAATAAGCTATATTGAACATATTAACCTTTATGATTATTATACAGTTAACATGCATAATCATACTTTAACTTTAAATAATGCTTGGGTTAATTTTCAAAAAAAATATGAAGTAAATCCTCCTCACAATCATTCAGGATTAGTATCATTTGTTTTATACTTGGAAATACCGTATGATTATGAAAAAGAACAGCAATTAAACCCAGGCAAAGATTCTAGATATAATTTGGGTGGCACTTTTTCTTTCATTTATCCTGACCCAATAGGCGGTATAGGATCTTATTTTATTAAAATTGACAAAACTATGATATATAAATGTTTAATCTTTCCCTCTGTGCTAGGGCACTCGGTCCATCCATTTTATAGCTCAAATGGATCAAGAATTAGTATATCAGGCAATTTCTTTTATAATACGTAATTTATGAGTTATGTTGATGCGTTGTTAGATCGTGACAAAGATATCATTTACATTGTAGAACGTGATGATAAAGGTAAGCGTGTTTACCAAGAATACAAAGCCAAATATATTTTTTATTATCCTGACCCAAAAGGAAAATATCGTGGTGTAGATGGTGAATCACTTACTAAATTCGTCACATCAAAACGCTCTGAATTTCAAAAAGAATTGCGTGTATTATCTAAGAAAAAAACTTATGAAAGTGATATCAATCCTGTCTTTCGATGTTTGGCAGATAATTATTTAGATGCTCCACCACCAAAATTACATACATGTTTTTTTGACATTGAGGTAAACTTTGACCCTGAATATGGATTCGCACCACCAAGTGATCCGTTTAATGCAGTCAATTCTATTTCAATGTATCTTGATTGGTGCAATACACTGATTACACTATGTGTGCCACCAAAAGGATTATCACAAGATGAAATAATAGAAATTACATCATCATTTGAAAATACCTTTGTTTTTGCAGATGAAGCAGAAATGTTTGATACATTTTTTACACTGATTGAAGATGCTGATGTGTTAACAGGATGGAATAGTGGTGGCTATGATATACCATATATGGTTAATCGTGTAACAAGAGTATTATCGAAAGAAGATACTTACCGTTTTTGTTTACTCAACCAACCACCAAAACAACGTGAGTTTGTTCAATTTGATCAAAAACAAGTTACTTATGATTTAGTTGGTCGTATACACATGGATTACCTTGAGTTATATAAAAAATATAATTACGAACAACGTCATAGTTATAAACTTGATTATATTGGTGAAATGGAAGTAGGTGAAAAGAAAACACCTTACGAAGGTACACTTGATCAACTATACAATAATGATTGGAAAACATTCTTAGAGTATAACCGTCAAGATACGATGCTTCTTTTTAAGATTCATAACAAACTAAAATTTTTAGACTTAGCCAATAGCATTGCACATCAAAATACCGTATTATTACCTACCGTGATGGGCAGTGTAGCTATGATTGAACAAGCTGTGATTAACGAAGCACATTCACGTGGGTTAATCATACCTGACAAACCTACACGTGATACTGATGATGAAAGTAAAGCTGCGGGTGCATATGTTGCTTATCCTAAAAAAGGTATACATGAATGGATAGCAGCAGTTGATTTAAACTCGCTATATCCATCGACGATTCGTGCACTAAACATGGCACCTGAAACAATAGTTGGACAACTAAAACAAACTTTAACTGATCAATACTTATATGATAAAAGCCAAAAACTAGCACGAGAAAAGAAAAAAAATCGCAATGCATCTGAAGATACTGAGGTAGAAGGCGAGGATGGTCCTATCCTATGGGAAGGATTGTTTGGTAGTTTAGAATATACGGCGGTGATGAATAAAGAACGTCATACTATGATTACTATTGATTGGGAAAGTGGTGGCAGTGATGTAGCAAGTGCTGCGGAAATACACGAACTAATTTTTAACAGTGGTAAACCATGGATACTTAGTGCCAATGGTACTATTTTTACTAATGAAGTAGAGGGGGTGATACCTGGGTTGTTGACGAGGTGGTATAACGAACGTAAACAAATTCAAAAACAACTTAAAGAAGCAAAAACCCCCGAAGAAGCTGAGTTTTATGATAAACGACAACTTGTACGTAAGATTTTACTTAACTCTGCCTATGGTGCGCTATTGAATCAACATTGTCGATTTTACGATAAACGTATTGGACAAAGTACTACATTAACAGGTAGACAAATTGTAAAACATATGAGTGCGTATTTAAATGAATTAATTACAGGCGAATATGATCATACAGGTGATGCTATTGTTTATGGTGACACTGACTCATGTTATTTCAGTGGATGGCCTATATGGTCACAAGATGCTGAACTAAAAAAGACGTGGACTAAAGAAAATGCAATTGCTATATATGATGAGTTAGGCAATACAGTCAATCAAAGTTTTCCACAATTTATGTATGATACCTTTCATTGTCCTAAATCAAGTGGTTCTATTATTAAAGCAGGACGTGAATTAGTTGCTGATCGTGGATTGTTTATTACTAAGAAAAGATATGCAGTTAACATTTATGACAAAGAAGGTAAACGTTTAGACAATGATGGTAAGTTAGGTAAGATTAAGGCAATGGGTCTTGATCTAAAACGTGCTGACACACCAAAATTTGTACAAGAGTTTTTATTCAGTATACTAGAAGATGTTCTAGGAGGATCTTCACGTGATGACATTATTAAAAAGATTATAACTTTCAAACATAAACTACGTGAAATGCCAAGTTGGAATAAAGGTAGTCCTAAAGCAGTTAATAAGTTAGCGTTGTATGAAGAAAAATTAAACCGTAGTAAAGATGGTAAAGTCAACATGCCAGGCCACGTTCGTGCCTCGCTTAATTGGAATTTTCTTCGACAACTAAACCATGATAATTACAGTACAAAGATTACCAATGGTTCTAAAATTATTGTTTGTAAGTTAAAAAACAACCCGTTAAATTTTACAAGTATTGCGTACCCTACTGATGAGTTACGATTACCACAATGGTTTGTTGAATTACCATTTGATGATCGTGAAATGGAATATACATTAGTAGATAAAAAGATTGACAATCTACTTGGTGTATTAGGATGGGATTTAGAAAAAAATACAAACATAAACAATAAATTTGACTCACTATTTACTTTTGAATAGTTGTCTAAAATTATTGATTAATAAAAGTGAATGATTATAATTACAAAACTTAAAGGATTTTAAATGCGTGACAACTTATTAGATTTAATTCAACATACCTGTGCACTTGGTTTTATTGATCTTATCAAGGTATCAGGTACGGATGATGAAACAGTGATCAATGCTATTGCAGAAGATCGTACTGTCATACTAAAGGGTGTGTTTAAAACACCACATCCTGATTTTGAGGGTATATTTGGTATGCCCAACTTAATGAAGTTAAGAACCATTCTAAGGTTTGAAGAATATGATGAAACATCTTCAATTAATATGGTTAAAACAAATGATTTACCTACTACAATACACTTTGAAACATCAAGTGGCGATTTTGTCAATGATTATCGTTTAATGTCAAAGGTATTAGTTGAAGAAAAAATTAAACCTGTCAAATTTGCAGGTGCTACATGGAACATACAATTCGAACCTAAAGTAACTAGTATACAACGTCTTAAAAAACAGTTACAAGCTAACAATGATGAATCAACTTTTATATTAAAACAAGATGGTAAAGATTTAAAAGTATACATGGGCAATGTAACCACCCATAGTGGAAATTTTGTATTTGAGCCAATGGTTAGCGGTAAGATTACTAAATCATGGGCATGGCCTGTCAAGCAGTTTATTAGCATCATGGACCTCCCAGGCGACAAAGTCATACACATAAGTGATTCCCCTGCTATGAAAATCACGGTGGATAGTGGTTTAGCAGATTATGAATATATGTTACCTGCACAAACATCATGATTAAAAATATTAACGTAGGAAAAGGTTTAACTATTAACCAAACCTATTATGCTGATCCGTATATAAGTCCTGGAGCGTCAGGAGCAGGGCATGTTCGTTGGAACCCAAACATGAATTGTTTAGAAATAAATGATGGTATGACTTGGAGACAACTAAATTGGCAAAATCCAACTATAGAATTTGACAATCAAACACAAACAGTGTTAAATTGGGCAATAGAAAAAATGAAAAAAGAAAATGAACTTGACAAATTAGCTCAAGAATATCCTGCTGTTGCTGAAATTAAAGAAAAAATGGAACTAATATTAACCTTAGTAAAGGATCATAAAGGAGGGTAATCATGCCATATCGTGAGCGTATCAAACATTTAGAAGAAATGCACCGAGCTTTAGATAATCAAATACTTGACATTGAAAAACAAAAGCATTATATTCCTGAGCAAGTAACAAACTTAAAAAAGCGCAAGCTACAAATTAAAGATGAAATTGCAAGATTTAACAAACTTCAATTTGAAGCTACTAGTGGACGTGAAACTGAACTATGGGGCGATGATAGATAATGGATTATACCGCACAACGTAATTTTGCTTTAAAAGAACGTAACGAACGTGTTATGTCGGAACGTTTGATATACATTAGAAAAAAGTCTAGAATTAAAAACTTTTTTAGAACAAACATTGTCGTAGAAGTTAAAGATAATAGTTTTAATATTGACTTCATTAATAAAATAATTAATGATGTTGATGAAGCTGACATAGGAAAACCTAAATCTGATTATGATTTGGAGTATTGTCAAAAAATTTCAGATGAACTTTTCCTCAGATTAGCAACCTATTTTGTTGACAGTGATATTAAAATTACTACAACAGAAAGCAGTGGTTCAGCAATAACCACACATTATCGTAATCATAAACCTAACTTAGTAGTTAAAATTTAAGGAAATTATAAGCATGAGTAAAGTAAGTAAAAGTCGTAGCGTATTTGGTACTAACGAACCAATTTTTGAACAACTTGAGAATTATTTAGAATTTTGTAAAGATTATGGGTATCGTTATGACGAGCGTGACCTTACTAATATGCGTAGTTATGCATTTCAACAATACCAAAAGTTTTTAAAAGGCAAAAATTGCAAAAACATGTGGGAAGAAGATTTGAAAAAAATGGAGTCAGATTTTTAAATTCACAAAAACCCCTATCTAAATAACAGATAGGGGTTTTTTATGATATTCAATCGTATTAAAGAATTAAAAAATAGTGATTTAAAAATAGGAATCACTTGTAGTCAATTTGATTTACTACACGCAGGGCATATTGCAATGTTAAGCGAAGCCAAACAACATTGTGATTATTTAATAGCGGCATTACAAAATGATGCAAGTTTAGATAGACCAACTAAAAACCAACCTGTTCAAAGTATTGTAGAACGCCAAATACAATTAAGCGCAACCCGTTTTGTTGATGAAATTGTAATTTATAATACTGAAAAAGATTTAGAAGATTTGTTTCTTGTCTTACCTATTGATATGCGTATTCTTGGTATAGAGTACAAAGATAAAGATTTTACAGGTAAACAAATATGCGTTGATCGTGGTATTGAACTAATATACAATGGTCGTGATCACAGTTTTAGTTCAAGTTCATTACGCAAGCGGGTGATGGAAGCTGAAATGCAACGTGTTAATAAAAGTGAGAAGTGGTAATTTTACCACACTTGTATTCAATTTAGTTGTTTGTTATAATCTAAATTCTTTGGAGAATGATGATGAAATATCTTGTTGACCGCCCTGATTTTAAATTGTATATGAAAGTTGAACCTTGTACATCACCGTATGATATGCGAGCAGTAACTTTTACCCGTGAAATGTATGATGTAGAGAAAAAAGTGTGTATAATGACTAGTACTTTTGAACTGTTTATACCAAGTAAACAACTTAATGAACTTGCCGCACAACTTATTGAAAGTGCTTAATCATGCGTAAACTAGGATTTGCCTGTAAATGGATTGACAATGCTGATCAGGTTAATGGTATTAAACCCACCGACGATTGCAAGAAATACAATACAGGTACTACCACACGAACTTGGTTAAATAAACAAGTACGCAGTGTTGCCGAAGATAAACTTTGGGATTTAATGAAAGGTAATCTTGAAGCAACACGATTATTAGTCAAACGTGTTGGAGGGTTACGTGAAGAACTTAGGATGGTTCGCCTTAGTAGTGATATCTTGCCTGTATATACAGAATCATCATGGAGCTACTTTTATCAACAACCTGATGTTGTTCGATATCTTGAGAGGCATTTTGCAACTATTGGTGATAGTGCTAGAGAAAACGGTGTACGTTTGTCTTTTCATCCTGGTCAGTTTTGTGTTCTTGCTAGTGATAACGAGAACATTGTTGAGAATTCAATAAAGGAGTTTGAGTATCATGCAGATATGGCACGTTACATGGGGTATGGCAAACACTTCCAAGACTTTAAAATCAACATCCACCTTGCGGGTAAACAAGGTGCCGCAGGTTTTCGCCATGCACTTGCAAGACTCTCTACAGAAGCAAGAAATTGTATTACCATTGAAAATGAAGAAATAACTTATGGACTCGATGATTGCCTTCAACTTAGTGATGTTGTTCCTATTGTGCTCGACATTCATCACCATTGGTGTAAAACAGGAGAGTATATCGCCTTGGATGATGAACGCATCGATAGGGTTATTCATAGTTGGAGGGGTGTGCGCCCTGTCATCCATTATTCTGTCAGTCGTGAGGATGTACTTGTAAAACACGATGCAAACACCTTACCTAACTATACTATGCTCAATGAAAGTGGTCATAAGAAACAAGAATTACGAGCACATAGTGACTTCTTTTGGAATAATGCAGTAAACCAATGGGCAATGTCACATTGGGTATGGGGTGATATTATGTGCGAAAGTAAAGCAAAAAATCTTGCTAGTATGCGTTTATTTGAAGCATACAACAAAAGTAATACATTGATTGTTGAGGATAGTTATGTTTGATAAAATAAAAGCATTGTGGAATAAACCAATTCCACTACCACCTGATCCACCTGAGATTCCAAAAAAGGTTGCTAAAGAACCAAAAAAACCTGAACTAACACCTAAGGAGTTAGCCAACAAAAATAATGAACCCTATGTAGCTATTGTAAGAGTAGACCTTGATCCTAGCAATATTAATGCAGGTAGTTTTGAGCTTGACTTTAATGATAAATTTGTGATAAACTTAATCAAAGCAGGTTATAAAATTAAACCTGATGATTCTGAAGCAGATATTGTAGATCGTTGGTTTCAAACAGTTTGTCGTAATATTGCACTAGAAGTTTATGAACAACAAAATGCTGATCCCTACAACCGTGAAAACGATTTACGTATCGTTAAATCTAAGGACATAGGAAATGGAAGATCTGAAGTCAGTTAAGTACATCATTATTGATACCGCTAATCTATTTTTCAAATCTAAATATATAGCTAGTCGTAGTGACAGTGATGATGAACGTATTGGTATGGCATTACATCTTACATTACAAAGTGCTAACACTATGGTTCGCAAGTTTGGTGCTAATATACCTGTGCATGTTATCTTTGCCCTTGAAGGTCGTAGTTGGCGTAAACAATTTTATGAACCATACAAGCGTAATCGTTTAGTCAAAGATGCTGCTAAAACTACTAGCGAAGTACAACTTGATGAATTGTTTAATCAAACTTATAACGATTTTATAAAGTACTTACGAGAAAAAACTAATGTATCTGTTATTAGATGTGATGTAGCAGAAGCTGATGATGTAATTGCACGTTTTATTCAATTACATCCAAATAATGAACATATCATAATCAGCAGTGACACCGATTTTGATCAACTATTAGCACATAATGTACAACGTTATAATAGCATTGCTAATCAATTAATCACTATAAAAGGCTATTATGATGAACATGGTAAACCCGTTGTAGATAATAAAACTAAAGAACATAAGCAAGTTGGTGACCCACAATTTATATTGTTTGAAAAATGTATGCGTGGTGATAGTACTGATAACATCTTTAGCGCATACCCAGGTGTACGTAAAAAATCTACTAAAAAAACCATTGGTTTAATTGAAGCATATGCTGATAGAGATAAAAAAGGATTTAATTGGAACAATGTCATGCAACAACGTTGGGTTGATCATAACGGCGTTGAACATAAAGTAAAAGATGATTATGAGCGTAACCGTGTGCTTATCGATTTAACGATGCAACCACAAGAAATTATTAATGAGTTAGATAATGTGATAAAAACTGCTGTAAATAAGCAACCTGTTGGACAAGTTGGCACTGAGTTTATGAGATTTTGTGGTAAGTATCAGTTAATTAAAATTTCTGAATCAGCTAATTTTTATGTTGAATGGTTGCGTGGGGCATATGTTGGAAATTTAAAACTTGTTACGGAAGCAGCATGAATAATAAAAAGCCATTAGGATATTACAGTGATGGTAGTCCTATTTACCCCGCTGAAAAAGGACAAATTGTTACACACGCTTTTATCATGTGTAGTGTATGTAAGACAGCAGTAAGCGCAAATCGTGGTCCTGCCTATGGAGCATACTGTGTTCCATGCTTTGAGAATTCGCAAAAAACCAACAGTACAAAAAACGCTTGACACTAATTCTGTTTTTTCATATACTACATGTATGGTGATTAACAAGGAGATGGAAATGAACTTGAACGTAGCTGACACAATTACTTGGGTTTCTGCAGCAGGTAACCTTCTCGGTACTATCAAAAAAATCTTCCTTGCCCCTGCAGGTGATGGTGCAATGACCCCTTGGATAATTATTGAAATTATGGGGAAGTCCAACACTATTATGATGTGTGCTTCCGATTCTTACCTTAAGATGATGAAGGTAGAAAAAGTTGAAATACCCACTGAAGAAATGAAGACTGTTAAAAACTACATGACAGGTGAAAAAGTTGTGATTCCTGCAGATACGCCACGTTGTTGTGATCCTTCAAGTGAACTTTATTGGAGCATGTAAAATGTACTCAGGTGGAACAATGTTTGGACAGCATGTACGAACAGTAGATATGCTACAGGATATGATTGATCAAAAAAAACCGTTGACAGATATCCTGTGGTTTTTGTATGATTGTCAAACTACATATGATGATTTAAAACAACTTGCCCAAATTGCGAAAGATGTTAAGTAATATTCTTAAGAATGAATCGCTTATGCCTGATGTTATAGTTGGTATTGGTATGATCTTAATTTTTGTTGCTACTGTAATTATGTTCTTGACAGGAATAATTCAATGAATGAACAAATTAAGTTATTAGCTGAACAGGCGACAAGAAAGTATGACAGGTTAGGCTTTGAGATTCCATTTGCACAACCCGATCTAGAGCAATTTGCTAATTTAATTCTTTTTGAATGTATTAAACTTGCAGTGTTTAATGGTGATAGTGCCACTGCACGAGCCATTAAAGAACATTTTGGAATGGAATAATGTCATACCGTCAATATTATTTACGTCAAATGAAGCATGTAGCTAAAGCTTTTTTTATCTACTTTAAAGGGTTTGTCCTTAATAGGAAAGTATAATGAACAAGAGAATTAAAGAACTTGCTGAACAATGTTATGATCCAGAGCATGGGTTTATTATCCCGGAAAAGTTCGCCGAGTTGATTGTCAGAGAATGTTGCCAATATCTCGACAATGAAGCAGAAAGATTGTTTGGTCTTTCTGAATCAGAAGAAGATCCTGTTTTTCAATCAAATTTTGAAATTTGTGCTGAAAAGTGTTATGATAATATTCAAGGTCTAAAAGAACATTTCGGAGTTGAAGAATGAGAAAGTTTACTGAAGTGTTAGAAGAGTATTTAGACGAGCGTGAACGCCAAAACGGTGATTACTATGATAATCGCTACATCGGTTCCAAGATAGAAGGTCGCTATCGTATGAATGACTTGGCAAAAGAATTGGATGAAATGGTTCAAGGAGTTAAAGAATGAACGAGATTGGTTTGGCATTGCTGGCCTGTTATGTGATAGGTTTTGTCACTGGTTTTGTTTGGGGCTGGCAAAAGAATTAGGATTAGAAGAATGAACGAACGAATTAAAGAACTTGCTGAACAGGCTTGGGATGACACCAAAGAAAAATTTGGTAGTTTTGTTGATGATGGTGGAGAGGTAGATTTTACTTTCCTTCATGAATGGACAGAAAAGTTCGCCGAGTTGATTGTGAAGGAATGTGCCAATGTTGCAGCCGATCACGAGGCATTAGATATTTACGAAGAAATTAGAGAACATTTCGGAGTTGAAGAATGAATAGTCGCCTTGAGGATCTAATGTATCGTGCAGGACTGACAGCACAAGGTTGTTGGGATAGTATGGATGACTATGATCACAAGGCTATAGAAAAGTTTGCTGATCTCATTATACAAGAATGCTTACTATCATTAGAACCCAACCTTTATGAAAGCGATATTGAATATAAAGTGGATCAAGCATTATATAAAAGATGTGAACGTATTATATTAAAACACTTTGGGATTGAAAAATGAGGTACCTTCTTATATTTTTGGCAATGCTTACTTTAATTTCTTGTAGTGCAAAACAACCTGAGTCAACTACTGCAGCAGGTGTAGACTTTAAAGTGGACAAATTGTTTACTCATGATGGATGCACTGTATATAGATTTGTTGATGGTGGAAATTATCGTTATTTTACTAATTGCCAAGGATCAACTAATTGGACAGAAAATTGTGGTAAAAATTGTAGTAGGAACATGAGCGTAAATTAATGAACAGTAAAATTATTGAAATTGCTAGACAGGCTAACGTTTTGCGTACAGAATATGCTAGCCCAAAATATGGTGTACATAGTGAACCTGCATTAGCAGATTTAATGAATTTAACTGAATTAGTGCTTGCAGAATGTTTCAATGTATGCGATGATTTGCGTGGTTATAGTGGAGTTGGCACTGATGGTGACCCCTACGATACACCAAGTTGGAACGCAGCACTTATTGCAGTAAAACAAGTTATACAACAACGTTTTGGTATAGGAGAATATGATGGCAGATCGTTTTGACTTAGAGCAACAAATTTTAGGTTGTTGGGGTATTACTGATGAAATTAAATTGTTAAACGAGCAAGTTCTTGAAAATGATAACTTTACTAAAGATCAAATTTCAAACTATTTGCTAGGGTTGGAAACAATTTATGCTGTAAAATTTGAACAATTGTTTGGCACTTTTGAAACTTTGCTCCAAGATAAAAAAATTGTATGAGTCGCTTTTCTTTTGATGATTTATTTGGTAAACCTGAAGAACCTAAGAAGGATTATCCTTTAGTTCATGCAGATGATCAAGAACCTGTTAGGGTAATATGTCCCACACCACAAGGTCCTTTTATTGCGGGTGGGTCATGTTTACAATGGTATCAACATAAACCCATAGATCAAGCTGATATTGATATTTTTTGTGTTGATAGTAATCAAGTAAAAGAGTTAAAACAAAGATTACATGCTCAGGCTACTGTACAAGAAAAATATCATACAGAAAATGCTTTAACTTACGCTTATGTTTCCAAATCAAAGATTAGACGGTATTGGACTGTACAAATTATCACTAAACGTTTTTATGATAGTTTACAGGATGTAGTTAATAGTTTTGATATTAGTGTGTGTCAAATAGGCACAGATGGCACAAATTGGGTTATCGGTGAACATACAGCAAGCGATATTCGTAATAAAGTTTTACGTATGAATTATCCGCTACAACCACAAGCTGCAAAACGTTTAGTAAAATATTGTACCTATGGGTATCGCCCTGTTGATGGGTTGATTGAAAATATTGTACAGAATGATATCAGTGCTTGGAAATTTACTTCAATGGAAGAATATGAATAGACCTGAACATAGTTGGAGTATACTTGATGCTAAACCTGTTTTAGTATATCTTCCAAAATATGATGAGTATATTGTTTATTGGAATGGTTTAGTGATGACACATGCACAAGCTTTGTGTTTAGCTATGGAAATATCATCAGGTGTATATTGCACTCCACAAATGAAAACATGTTTACAGCAAATGTTTGAAAAACTTTACTATTGTGGTGCATTTAATACACGTGATTGGGATGAAGCAATAAACAACCAACCTGCTTATGACTATCAAAAACATAAATTAACCTTACATATTATAAATTTAGTTAGAGATTTAGAATCAAAAGAAGTATTAGCTTGGTTTGATTTAAAAAACGCACGTATAGCAAAGGATGAAGAAAATGTTTAAACTTGGTGATTTTGTTAAATATGATGTAGATGATTGTTATGGTGTAGCCTATGTTATAGGACACATGAAACTTGAAAATAATGAGATTTTACCTGTTATTGCTAACAAAAACTTTATAGGTATGCCAATTAATGATGTTTTTCTTAAGTTAATAGAAACAAATTGTACTAATGTAACTGATGAATTACGACAACGCTATATAACTAATTTTGGTGAATTAGCATGAATGTACTACATTTATTTCCCGTTGTAGTAGGTCATTTTGAATATACAGAATCATTGACTAAAGAAATTGCATATATTAAAAAGTGCAAATTCTTACCAAATATAGCTAATTTACAATCAGAAAATACTTATATATTATCTGAAAAACCTTTATCACGAATTAAAAGTTTTTGTCAGAATTCTTTAGATGAATATGTTAACAATGTTATCAGACCATATAACGATTTAAAATGTAAAATTACTCAATCGTGGTTGAATCTTACTGAACGTGGGCAATCACATCATGTTCATGCTCATCCTAATTCCTATCTAAGTGCAGTATTTTATTTTGATACCAATGAAGATGATAAAATTGTTTTTTATGATTCAACTTATAGAACATTAAATTTACCTTCAAAGACCAATGATGTACATAATTCGCTAGCTACACCTGTACCTGCAAAAAATGGGACATTATATATTTTTCCATCAAGCACTGTGCATGGGGTAGATCCTGTAAACGGTGATAAGCAACGAATTAGTTTATCATTTAATTCTTTTGTAGAGGGCAAAATAGGTTTTGGTTTATATGAGTTGAATATAAAAGTGTTATAAATAGATGGATGAAAATACATCCAATTACATCAATCAACCCTTATTATTCAATTAGTCAAGATATTATGGTTAACAGTATTGGTGCAGTTCGTTTCAATAAAAGCTACCGAGATGTTAATAATCCTGTACATGTTCCTATTGTTGAACCTGCAGTTAAGATACAGATCAGTGCAGAAGCACGTAAATATCTAGAACAAAATTAACGAATAATTTATACTTTATCTAAATAACTTGACCAAATATATAGGTTAAGGTACATTCTACTCATGATACTAAAAGCTAAACCAATTATTAAAAATCAGTTTTGGGTTGTTACAGACGGTACTACTAAAATCGGTAATGTAGAAGCAAGTGGTACAGGTTTTGATTTCAGAAAAATTGATGGTTCAATCACACATTTTGATGATTTTAAATCTATTGAAAAAACAAAATTAATTGAGTTTGAACGTCCACAGCGTAAACAACACCATAATAATATTTCTTTTGCGAAATGGCCTACTGAGGGAAAAACATACAATGATATGTATGATGTTAAACGAAAGTTACACGTTTATACAACATCAAAAAAGAGTAAATGTTACCATGCTGCGGGATATTTTAAAATTAAAATGAACGATGTTTGGCAAACAGTTTTTTGTCCAAAGTATATTTTTATACAACGCTACGAGTATAGTGGACCTTTTTTAACTGAAGATGAGGCAAAAAAGGCATAAATACTAGTATGGTTAATATAAAAAGATTTATTGACAAGGTAAGTTCTATTGATTCAACTAGCAAACGTGATTTTATCATGCCTGTAAGTGAAGCAAAATTGTTGCGTGATGAAATAGCAAAACTCCTTGTAGACAAACTTGAACAAAAAAATAATAGTCTTGAAATTATTGAAGTTCAAGTTTCAGGGGGTAAATTTTAATGTCTAGATCTCAACCAAAAGTTCTTGTTGAAATGGTTGACAAAAAAACATACAAAGTTGACCAAGTATTAGAAGCAGCAGGTATTTGGGCAATTTTCTTTGATGGTCAACCAATCAATTTAAAAAATAGCCACCATTACGATAGTAATGCTGTGCCAAAATACAAAAAAACAAGCTTTAGTAACCCAGGCCATGCAAGAAATCTTTGCAGAAAATTAAATAAACAATTTATGACTACTAAATTTTCAGTGGTGTTTATGAATCAGGGAACTAAAGTTTATCCTGACGAATGACACTAGCTACTGATAGAGAAGCTGTAGCAGAAAAAATTCTGCAATTAATTGACACGAATTTAAAACAATATCACCCAATTAAATTGTATATGGATCAACGTATTCAAGGTGGGTGGCGACTGTCTGATTATGGTGAAAAGTGCTTTAACGAAGCTAACATAAGCAGCACTACAGTGAAAATGTGGGACTTAGATAATAGAATAAAAACTTATCGCACTGCGGTAGATGCTAAAACATTACTTGACTTAGACAAGTATATTTTAAGCCCATATTATATAGAATTTTTAAGTGGTACTTTACTTAAAAGATTCCATATTCAAGTGAAATTTTATGATGAGCGTATTGGTACGATGATGTTATTATATGGTAGTGTTGCTGAATACTTAAAATCTGTTAAAGGAGAGAACAATGACTGAGACTAAAAAATCAAAAAACCCATTTATTAATATGGCTAACGAAGCTAAGGCTAAACAACCATTTCCACAAAAAGGTGGGTTTAAACCACCATCAACCAAACCAAGTAAAGGATTTGGTAATGCCACTGTAGTACGTAGAAGTGGTCGTGGTGGATAAAAATAAATAATTATTGTGTAAACCTTTTGTTTACTCATGCGTTAATAGTAATAGTATAGTTAATATTAAGTTGCTCTGCGAAATATTAACTTAGTCCGTAAGGATTAGAGAGCATTTTTTTATAAAGAAATATCATGAAACAATTATTCGCAACCTTATTTGCTGCACTTTTTGCAGTAAGCGCATTTGCAGCAGATGCAAAGAAAGAAGAAAAGAAAGACGCTCCTAAAGCAGAAGCTAAGAAAGACGATAAAAAAGACGCAAAAAAATAATTCTAGCACGTCGAAAAGACGTACCGCTTACGCCTAAAAGTGACTTTGATGAAGATTATGAAATTTTTGTATTTGATGATAGTGTAGGACGTAATCTTACTAGAATTAAAATAGTTACAGAAAATAATGAATTATCACCAAGAATTAAATTTAGGTTATGGTTAGCTAGACAGTTAGCGTTGAATAAGTTTGATGAAGTATATCAAACAGTATAAAGGCACTTCGGTGCCTTTTTTATCCCAAGTCTTTGACGCACTGCAGCATATAAATAAAATAGATACACATACACATGGAGATTGAAAATGTTTATTACACAGTTTATGCTCAATATCCTTGAGCGTTTAGCAGAAATGTTTCCAAAAGATGGTTACCAAACTCGTTTGGAGCGTTACCTAAGCACAAAAAGCATTACAGATGCTGCTACTCTTGACAATTACATCAAAGAGTTTGAATATAGTTCTCATAAGGAATAACAAAATGTTTAGTTTTTTAACAAGTATAGGTTATAAAATATTTAAAGCGTTAGAAGCAAGTGGAAAAGCACGTGCTCGCAGATACTTTCATTTACATCGTGGAGAATGGCAATGACTTTTTTAAGAATAATGTACCAAGTTTGGTGTGAAGGGTTATTGGCTAGTCATTTAACACGTAGGGGTAAATGGCAAAGTGCAGTAAAATTAATGGGTAAGTAATATGATGTTAGCTTATTTTATACTTGGTTCGTTAGCACTTGTTGCTTATATTGATGAAAAGTTAAATCATCAATATGTACTTGGCGAAGAATGGGATTTCTTAACCCCACATCATCCTAAAAAATTGTAATACAATAACTTTTATTGTATAAATACATATGAGTACACATTAGGTGTATTCAATTTAGACACATACACAGAAAGGAATGCAATATGATTAATCAACCTTCACTTTTTATTGACAGTGTACAAAATGCTAAAAAGCAATTTGTTGAAAAATATGTCAAGCACACTGACCTCAAAAATAATATGTTAATTTACATTGAGGCTCAAAGTAAATTTTTAAATACTGCACTAGAAACTACTACAAATATTATCACTACTTGTAATAGAGAGTTTTTACATACAAAAATTGAAAAAATAATGAATCCGTTTAGTATTGATTGGTATAAGGCAGGTTGGGATGCCTGGACTGCACAAAATCGTGCAGAACAAAAAGCCTAACATAGACATACACACACAAGGAGAAAATTATGTCAAATTTTGATTTACCAAAAACTGAAGTTAAATTCAACAAAAACGGTTATGAAATCCGTACAGAAATCCTCAAAATGGCTAAAGACCTTATCAGCGAGGAATACCATAGTAAATTTCACGGTTGGGAAATGAGCGTACAACGTGATGATAAAGGTGTTGTTACAACAACCCTTGGTATGCCACAGTTTCCAGGTATCGAGCAAGTTCTTAAAACTGCAGAAACCATGTACAACTTTGTAAACCACGCTTCACAAAGCATGACCAAAACAAAGTAATTTAGGATAATTTCAATCTATTAAAGCACAGCTAGTCTGTGCTTTTTTATTATCTTTTTGCTACAATAGCGAAAATTTACATGGAGATTACCCATATGACTGATTCAGGTTATATTTACGTTGGTGGCTATTATCACTATAGCGGTAAGGATATCAGTTCACTTACTGAAAAAAAAGTTGGCAAAAGTATTAACGTACCAAGCAGAGAAAATGCACTAAACAGTACTAAGTTTACCATTGGTTATACCATGATTAAGTATTGGCAAGTGGATAGTATGAGCAGAGTTGAAAAAATGTTACATGCTATATTGCCTGAACGAATGCAAGGTGAATGGTTTGAAGATACTGATGGTATGTTAGTTGAGCGTGTATCAAAATTTATGGAAGTATACGGAGCAAGTGAACAAAATGTTAACCAAACTGAGCTTGAACCTGCTGCTGTAAAATTTATTGCTAGTAATAAATCACGTGATCGTGTGGCAGAATTAGCAGGACAAACCTTTAGCCAATCTAAAAATGATACTAATTGTAATCCTATTAGGGTAAGTTTTACTGTCAATGCAGATGGAACTTTTACCTGTCATGAAAACGGTAAAACGTACGATACTAGCCCACATAGCGCATTTTGTGAACTATGGGCTAATCGTGTAACAGGTGAAGCTAAGACTAATGTGTGGACAGGACCACGCAACGAGCACAACCGTAGCATGGATCAAGAACTTTCACTATTAAAACCTAAGGCAGGAGCATAAAATGGCACATATTGAGGCATCAACTATTAAAAACAATTTTACGTTATGGCAAGCAGTTGGTTTGTCAGGTGATAAAGAATTAGCTGATTATCTATTACAACATGGTTTTTATCGTGTGTCAGTGGATAAATTAGACACGGTGCGACAGATTTTTAAAGAAGCTGAAGTTAAAGTAAAATATCAGTATCTTGCCGAAAAAGTTGTGACTAAAGAACAAGCAACACATTTTAGTGTATCATTAAAACCACAGAAAAAGAAAGTATTGACAAAAGTGTTTATTTAGATGTATCATACTTATATCTTAACAAAGGACGCAAGTATGGAACTTCAACGTATACCCCTTCAATATTGTGACTTTGATAAAACAAATAAAGTTTTAAGTTTATCTAATACGTATTTTGGTGGTAGATTCCCGCAACAGTTTTTTGTAACTAGTCATCATACAGGTAAAGAAGTACGTTTTAAGCAAGTTGATTGCTACGATGTACTTTATGATGAAGATGGACATGATGGTGAAATCGCTTATTATCGCCCTATAGGTAATGTTCCTAATGTAGAGTATTTGTATGTTACTAACGATGGACGAGTGTTTCTTGACCCTTACAGTATTCGTTAGTTGACAAAGTTTCAACACCCTGCTATACTACTCAAATCGATTGACAAACAACGGAGCTAAAGATGCCCAAGTTTATTACTGTGTTTGAAGGTCAGTATTTTGATAAGCCTATTCCTAGCGGTACTAAGTTTCAAATTCACCAACCAGGTACCCGTCCTAACGAATATGTTGTACTAAACAAAGATCGCTTGTTGGTGAAACCAAGCGGAAAAATTTCGGAGAAACCTACTATTGTGGTAACTAATTGTGAAATAACTGATAATAATACTGTTACAGTGCCTAAAAAAGCACCTGTAAAATTTACAGCAGACGAACCTGTTGTAACTAAGCCTGAACCTACTGATGAACAAATCAAGCAGTGGTTTAGAGAAGATTTTGAAAACCTTGAGGAGCATATTGAAGATATGCTACGTGGTGAGGAAAAAGGTGGATTGTTTATTTGTGGTGGAGGTGGTAGCGGTAAAACATATATCGTAGAATCAGTGCTTGACCGTTACGCAACATTTACTAATGTCGGTGGTTCACGTGATAAGTTTCAAATCATACGTGGTTCATTAGGTGATTCACCTGTGCATTTGTATAAAATCTTGTACGAAGGTAGTGATGCAAATTATATCACGGTGTTTGATGACTGTGATGCAATCTTTTTTAACCCTGAGATGCTAAACTTGTTGAAAGCAGCACTAGCCACTACGGGTGAACGTCGAATTAACATTCGTTCAAACAGTGCTCAATTACGTAGGGAAGATATTCCTGAGAGTTTTGTGTTCAAGGGTAGTTTAATTTTTATCACTAACCTTGATTTAAATAAGATGCGTGACTCAAATTTAAAGAACCACTTACAAGCTATGGAAACACGTTGGAAATCCATTGAAGTACAGTGTTCCTCAGCTAGACACATTGTGCTACGTGCAAAGCAGTTGCATGAAGATTTGCAAGATGATGGTGGGTTCTTTGCTAACTTTGACTTAACCACTGAACAAGTTAATCAATTGTTTGACTATGTTGAAACTAATGCTACTAGATTTAAAAGTTTTAGTTTACGTACCTTTGTATATGTAGCTGATTATATGGTACGTAAGGGTGATCGTTGGAAGCAAGTTGTTGAACGTACACTAATGTACAAGGATCGTTAAGTTATCTCCTGTAGTAACTTGGGGTAATTGGGTAACCAATTACTCCTTTTTTATTGACAGTATTTAAAATATTGGTATACTACTTATAAATATATAGACCCATGCCTACTGCAAAAATTATTGTAAAAGATGAAGTCAATGCAAAAATAGAAGGACTTCATCTTGATGACCGAAAATACCTAGTGAAACAATTTGAGTATGAGATACCTGGGGCTAGGTTTATGCCTATGGTTAAGCTTGGTCGATGGAATGGTAAAACATCATACTTTACTTTGGGTGGTGCTACTTACATCAATTTATTAGATCAAATTGTTCCCTATCTTGAGCAAAATGGTTATGACATTGAATTAGACGATATACGTGATTATGGGCAATCGTTTACTTTTGAAAAGGTTGATGAGCATACTTTTTCAAGTGCAACATGGCCTACAGGTCATCCTAAGGCAGGTGAGCCTGTTATTTTACGTGATTATCAAATTGACATTACCAATCAGTTTTTATCCAATCCACAATGTGTACAGGAAGTTGCTACAGGCGCAGGTAAAACACTTATCACAGCAACATTGAGTAATCGTTGCGAACCATATGGTAGAACCATTGTTATCGTTCCTAATAAATCATTAGTTACACAAACAGAAGACGATTATAAAAATTTAAGTTTAGATGTTGGTGTATACTTTGGTGATAGAAAAGAGCTTGGACATAAACATACTATTGTTACATGGCAAAGCTTGAACAATATTATTAAAAACACTCAAGATGGTGTTGGTGATATCACCATAGAAGAGTTCATACAAGATGTTGTGGCGTTAGTGATTGATGAATGCCACATGGCTAAAGCAGATATTTTAAAGGCAATGTTAAGTGGGTCGTTATCAAAAATATGTATACGATGGGGTTTAACAGGTACGATACCAAAAGAAAAGTTTGCGTCAGAGGCATTGTTTACGTGTATCGGTCCTGTCATCAATAGGTTAGCAGCAACAGATTTGCAAGATCGTGGCGTTCTTGCAACATGTCATGTCAATGTCGTGCAGTTACAAGATTTTGCTGAATTTAAAACCTACCAAAGTGAATTAAAATATTTGCTAGAGCAAGAAGATCGTTTAAACATGATAGCTAAACTTATTGACAATATTGTGGAAAGTGGTAATACTCTAGTCTTGGTTGATCGTATTACTGCAGGAAAAGAATTAGCCAAACGATTATCTAACGCAGTATTTGTCAGTGGTAATACAAGTAATAAAAAGCGTAAAGAAGAATATGAAGATGTTGCTATACAGGATGAAAAGATAATTATTGCAACGTATGGTGTAGCAGCAGTGGGTATTAATATACCAAGGATTTTTAATTTGGTGTTTATTGAGCCTGGGAAGAGTTTTGTACGTGTTATACAGAGTATAGGACGTGGTTTGCGTAAAGCTGAGGATAAGGACTTTGTGCAAATTTGGGATATTACTTCAAGTTGTAAATTTTCAAAACGTCACTTGACACAGAGAAAGTCATTTTACAAAGAAGCGAATTATCCATTTACAATGGAAAAGTTGAACTATAAATGAACATATTATTATTGGATGATACAAAATTTAATTTAGAGAATCTACCTGAAGAAATTGATGACTTACGATTTGCTATATTAGATAATAGTAATCCCAATGCAGTTGATTACTTTTTTATACCACTTATATTTTTAGAATCATTTAACAGTCCTGCGCTAGTATTACGTATCCAAGATGAAATTATCAAGATGCCTCTAGATTGGCAAATACTGATAGGCGAACCTGAATTTGGTGACCTAGAAACTGTGCCACTTACTAGTATTAATGATCGTGGATTTAAAGCGTTTCAATTTAATCCATTAAGTGGTTTTAGACCAACTTTTCTTGACATTGAAATCATTGACATATATCATGATGTAACATGGTATGCCCCTAGGCTAAAAAACGGACAGTTTCTTTGTGTACCTATAGATAACAATGAAAAACCACGTTGTATCTATTTTGTCAAAGAAATCAGTCGTAATTGTGAAATTGTAGATTATAAACAGGTGTTCTAATGAGTAAATTAATTGATCCTACTGAAATGAAAATGAGTAATATGATGGTTATTATTGATACAGCCCTTGCTATGACTGAGAATCATAATGATCAACTCATGCTAGCATGTGCAATGCTACAACGTACTACTGAAATATTTGATCATATACTTACAGTTGATGGTCGAAAAAAGATGTTTAAAGATTTATGTAAAGATGTTTGAAATACCAAGACATGAATTTCATCAAATTAAAAAAGATTTTGAGATAGCTTGCATCAATGATCAAAATTTATTTTTAACTTTTCCAAATGCTAGAGAATGGTATAAAAGTAAAACAGGCAAACAAATTATCCCTGTCTACAAATTAGAAGATGATTTTTATTTAACTACACACTATTATCAAGTTAGTAACGATGAAGAACTCAGTTTACTAATATTGTCATTGGACAGTAATGAAACAATCTGATCTTAAATTACAAAACGTTGACTTTGATTTATTTGGTGCGCTTGAAGCATTAGATCGTAAGGATTATGATTATTATGATCGACTTACCGAAGAACAACAAAAGAAATTTGTTCCATTTATGATGCTGCATTGGATGAGTTCAATTAAAAAACAAGGTGAGTTATCAAAATATTACGTCATTGCAGCTAATGAGTTTGTTAATAAACACTTCTTTAATGAATATATTCAACGTCATCCTAAATTAATTTGGTATATGCTGTGTGTAGCTAGCCCAAATTCAGGAGTGCAATTTCATCAATGGATACCACATTTAAATCACAAAATTGGTGAGTTAAAAGTTGCGGCTACAAAAAAAGAAGTAGCAGAGTATTTTAAGAAAATTAGCAATGCTAACGATAAAGTTATTAATGAAACTAGCGTAGAGTTTGTGCAATTACAAAACCTAAGGTATCGTTTAGCTAAATTATTTCCTAGTATGAAACTTTGTGATATAGAATATTTGAGTACAATTGTCAATGAACAAGATATTAATGACTACGAAAAAGAAAACGGAAATTACTAATCAATGTGAGTTTTGTAAACGATCATTTATACGTGAGAGTACATTATTAACACATTTGTGTGAATCAAAACGTCGATGGAATGAACGTGATAACCAAGTCAATCGTTTTGCACACGGTGCTTTTAAAATGTATCACCAAAAAAATCATCCTACTAAATCAAAACTTGAGTACATAGATTTTATCTATAGTCCATTTTATAGCGCATTTATTAAGTTTGCTAGTTACTGCCTAGCTAATAAAGTTATTAACATTGCTCGTTACATTGATTATCTTGTATCACACAAGGTTATCATTGATAGTTGGAATAGTGATGTATACTATACCAAGTTTCTTATCGACTATTTAAAATTAGAAGATGCGTATGATGCTGTTAAACGTAGTATTGAATCGTTAAAAATATTATGTCATGAACAAAATATACAAGTACGTGATGCCTTTAAATTTTTAAATCATAATAAACTATGTTATTCAGTAATTAATGGGCAAATTAGTCCATGGTTTTTGTACAACTCTACACATGGTAGAGCATTTATTGAAAATCTTAACCAAGATCAAATCAAATTAATTTTTGATTATATTAATCCTGACGTATGGGGTATAAAATTGTATCGTGAAAAAGATACAGTCGAATCAATTAAGCGAATTATTGAGCAAATGGATTTATGACTTTCAATAGTGACATTGATATTGACTTTGCTGACCGCAATGATATTTTACAGCATATCAAATACGTTGCTGCTCACATGAAAACTACGGATGGCGTAAAAAAACATCCTACAGGCGTATACGTGACTAACATTCCTTATGACCCTATACATGATTGGGCGGCACTTGAATATAAACAAGCCGAAGATAGAAACTATATCAAGCTAGATTTTTTAAATGTTTGGGTATACAAGCATGTTCGGGACGAAAATCATCTTATCAAATTAATGGCCGAGCCTAATTGGTCAAAATTATATGATAAAGAATTCTTTCAGTCATTGATTCATATTGGTGAACATTATGATACGATGAGAAAAATGCCTGAACCTATCAATACCATACCACGTATGGCAATGTTTTTAGCTGTAATTCGTCCTGCTAAAAGGCATTTGATTGGTAAGACATGGAGTGAAGTTAATCAAACTGTATGGGACAAAACTGATCATGATGGGTATTCGTTTAAGAAAAGTCATTCAATAAGTTATGCACACTTGGTGGTTGTACATATGAACTTGATTGAAGAATTAGGATTACATGCGCTTGACCAACGTAATGCTTTTACGCTTAACACGTCTTTTGCTTAGTTCACTAATCGAGGTGGTTGGTCCGTGAATAATCACTAGAGATTTATTATTAAATGTTCTAAGATATTGTTTAAATACATGCCATTCATCTTTTAAAAAGATGTTGATAGGTATAAGACGATTACTTTCCCACCACCATACATCACCTAATTCTAAAAATAATTGTTTTAATTCGTGTTCAATGATAGCACCATAATCATAGAATGTTGTAACATCATCATCACGGTTTTGCACAACACCAATATACTCTTGACCTGCATAGGAGCATACGGTTATAAACGGATGATTTGAACTCAACTTTTTTAAAAATTCTGATGACATAAATACAAAATAAAGGATATTCACGTGGCTGCATACCAAACGCAAATGTATTTATATAATCAAAGACAATATGTGGTTTTATTAAGTGCCGCAGGAAATATTGCTACAAGGAGATATAGTATCGTGTACGCTAAAGACTTAATGTTAAATCGTGGTGTTGATAATTTACTAGAATTTGCGTTTATTAATCAAGATCAAAAACCTGTAAATTTAGTTGGAAAATATTTATATTTCCGTGTTATCAATAATAACGGCACTGAACTAATTCTTACTAAAGCATTAACTGCTAACTTACCTATTACAGGGATTTTTAATTTAGAATTAACTGCCTCTGAAGTAGATTTAATTCAACCTCAATATTGTTACTATTCCGTTGAAATAAGTGATGTACCTGAAGTAAATCCTCAAACTGCAGGTATGGCTGTTTTTGTCAATGCAAGCGGATCAGCTAGAGGTAACTTAATTGTTGTTGATAGTATTTTCCCTAGGGTAATTCCTGCACTTGATGTAACCATACCAACACATCCAAGACCTACACAAGGCAATGCTATGCAAGGTGGTAATAGTACCCAACCTCAACCCAAGATGTACTACAGCAGTGAAATTAAAAATGAAGATGCACAATATTTGACTATTCAATATAGAATAGAAGAATTTTGTGGTAATATAACTATTGAAGGTAGCAACATCGCTGATTTTAGTCGTGCTTACAATATTGGTAATGTGGTTGTTTATGGTAACGCAAATGCTTTACCATACCCTACAGGCGAAACATTGACCGTGGGCACTACCATAACAGGCTATCATCCTTATGTACGTTTAGCTATACAGAATTATGGTAGTGGTCCTCCTGAAACAAATCAACAGTACTTAAAAGGTGATGTTGTTGCTATATACGCTAGATAAATTATCTAATATTTGATGAAGATGCAATCGTTGTGCTATACTATGGTGGCACATGAATACTATTATTGATAAAACACTACATTTTTGGTGTAACCGCAAGCATAAACGTACGGGTGGTGGATGGATATCTGCCAATGCTGTATGTTGTCATCATCGTGGGCATCGTGTAGATACTCGTATGCGTGGTGGACTAATAGTAACAGGTGATGATAAAATCAATTATTCCTGTTTCAATTGTAATTTCAAATGTGGTTATTCAACGGGAAAATTATTAAGTGACCACTTTAGAAAATTATTATCATGGATGGGAATGTCTGATGATGAGGTAGCAGCATTATCAATGGAAGCATTGCGATTGCGTGATACGTCATTGTTAGTCAAAACTAAAGTACAGCATGAGTTAATTTTTAAAGATATAGCATTGCCAAAAGATGCTGAAATTATAAACCCAAATAATCCACAGCACATACGATTTGTTAATATTTTAGCTGCACGTGGGTTTATGTATGATGATTATCAGTTCATGGTGACACCTAAGGGTGAAGGTCGTGATGCCCATCGTATAATTATCCCATATTTTTTAAATGGTAGGACTGTGGGATATACAAGTAGATATTACGATGATATAAAACCTAAGTACATATCCGAGCAACAATCAGGTTATGTTTTTAATTTAGATAGGCAGGATCCAAGTTGGGAAATTTGTATATTGGTTGAAGGACAGTTTGACGCATTGGCTATTGGTGGTTGTGCTATCATGTCCAATGAAGTCAGTGAAAAACAATCTTGGTTAATATCTAAGTTAAAGCGTAGAATTATTTACGTACCTGATCGTGATCTTGCGGGATTTAAAGGTATTGAGCGAGCATTAGACTATGGGTATAGTGTAAGCATACCTCCAACATGGGATAGTACAATTAAGGATGTTAATGATGCGGTTTTAAAGTATGGTAAATTAGCTACATTACTAAGTATTATTCAACACGCAACAATCAGTAAAGCAAAGATTAAAATTTATAAAGATAAAGTATTGTGAAAATAGAGTATACCGACGAAGTACAAACATTGTTTTTAAATATGATGTTAACTGAACATCATTTATTCACACGTGTTCAGAACATTTTAAACGCTGACAATTTTACTAAAAGGTTGCGTCCTGCTGTAAAATTTTTACAAGAGTATTCACAAAAGTACAATGGTATACCTGATGCGGAAACAATTCGTGTAACTACAAATATCGAATTAGATAAAATACATGATTTGCGTGATCATGATATAGAATGGTTTTTAGATGAATTTGAAAAATTTACACGTAAACAAGAATTAGAACGTGCTATTTTAAAAAGTGCAGAATTACTTGAAAAAGGAAACTATGATCCTGTTGAAAAACTTGTTAAAGATGCGGTACAGATTAGCTTAACAAAAGATATGGGCATTGATTATTATGATGACCCACGTGGCAGATTGATGGCTATTAAGGCAAAAAATGGGCAAGTAACCACAGGATGGCCTGTTCTTGATCGTAAATTATATGGTGGGTTTAATCGTGGTGAATTACAACTGTTTTTGGGTGGTAGTGGATCAGGTAAGTCATTATTCATGCAAAATTTAGCAGTAACATGGTCTGCTATGGGATTAAATGGTGTGTATGTAACCTTAGAACTAAGTGAAGAACTATGTTCTTGGCGGATGGATGGTATGATGACTGACATTCCTACTAATGATGTATGGAAACAAATTGATGATGTTGAATTAAAAGTAAAAATGATTCAAAAGAAAGCAGGGCAATTACGTGTCAAATACATGCCAGCCCAAAGCACCGTCAATGATTTGCGAGCTTATTGTAAAGAATTACAAGTTCAAACTGACACTAAACTAGACTTTATTTGTGTTGACTACCTAGATCTTATGATGCCTGTATCTGCTAAAGTAAGCCCAAGTGATTTATTTGTCAAAGACAAATACGTTAGTGAAGAATTACGTAATTTAGCAAAAGAGTTAAATGCATTATTTGTAACTGCTTCACAATTAAATCGTAGTGCGGTAGAAGAAAGTGAATTTGATCATAGTCATATCAGTGGTGGAATTAGTAAAATTAACACTGCTGACAATGTCTTTGGTATTTTTACTAGTAGAAACATGCGTGAGAAAGGAAAATATCAATTACAATTGATGAAAACTCGTAGTAGTTCAGGAGTAGGTACTAAGATTGATTTGTCATTTAATAAAGAAACGTTGAAAATCTTTGATGATGGCGAGGATGGAACCACACATGAAGTACATACAGGATCATCAATACTAAGTAAGATTAAAACTAATAGTCAGGTTATTAATCGAGTAGAAGAAGAACCTGAAGAAAGTAAAGTAGTAGCTGATGTTCAAAGTAATAAAGTAAAACAAATGTTAGCACAGTTTAAGAAAGGAAGTTAATACAACTGTCATAATTCTGATAAATACTATATCATGGAAAAAAAGACTCGTAGCCTATTAGAAGAATTAGAATCATTGGCAAAAAATCGTGATACTAAGTATATAATCGAAAGTCGTGCCAATAGTATTATAACAAGTGCTATACACCTTTTAGAGGTTATACAGCGTAATTTTACGCCTGAACAGGCTGAAGTTTTAGAACGAAAGCTGTTAGTTGCTATAAAAAGTAGAGATAGCGAAAAATTCTCAAAAAGTTTTAGAAAGAATTCTGCTGATGAGTAAACTGATTGAAGATGGATTAGAAGCTATTTTTAATCCGATACGTCAGCAAATGGCGTATCGAGATCCAAAAACCTCGCAGTTAGATGCAAAAGTTATACAGTCTAAGATTAGTGCTGCACTAAAAGGTTATCCTGCATGGGCAGCTAAAGTTCGTCAAGCTGATCCAAATTATATGACAGCACAAAAACAAGATGAACCATCATCACAACCTGCATCACAACCTGCTGTTCAGCCAACGCCAAAAGTACAACAACGCCAAGCACAGCAAACAACGGTACAACAAAGAACAGTTCCCACAGGTACACAGTTACCTACACCAAACCTACAGGCTGCACCAACCGAGCTACCAGGCTACGCTGATCGACGTAAAGCAGCAGCACAGGCAGCACAAGCTAGCATGCGCCCAGGTCGCCCTCCCCAAGGCAACTACACCTCATCAACTGCTGATATTATTCGTAAAAGACAAGCACAAGGTATGACAGAAAGTAGATTTGATGATTTGTATACCTTATTAGAATCAGCTTTATATGAACAAACTGTCGTTGACCCAGGCTCCTTCACTAACTACATTGATCAAGTTATACAATTTAATTTAAATGAGGTTCCTGAATTAAAACAAATAGCTACCACAATAGATCAAGAATTTGCAAGTGGTAAAAGTGACATGGCGTATAAAAATGCTGCAAAATTACTTGATTATATCTATAAACAGAAAGCCATGGGTAGATCAAGAGGTAGTATTTCAAGTGGTGTAGGGCAAAGTTCAGTAGGATCAACTCATTTAGATCGTGTTGTCAGTGCCATGAATAGCAACTATTATAATGCAGATGAGTTAAACAACCTAATGTTAAACGTTTTAACTTATATGAAACGTAAATATCCAAGTGATTATAATGAAATAGTAAAAGATATACGTTCAAGTGTTGCTAATTTTCAAGCACAAGCCAAAAAGTAGGTAGTTTTTAGGTAACAAGCTATTTTTTTACAAATAAGATAAATAAAATTAGAACCTTTGGTTCAAAACATTAAGGAGAAAAAAAATGGCAGGTTTTACAAGAGTTAATGGTGATTTTCAACCCGTAGCCGTATACGATCAAGGTACAGGTAACGCATACACAAATAGTGGTAACATCAATGCAATGACAAGTGGTGTAGCAGTACAACCACAAGGTCCTGATTTACAGATGTTTACAGTAACAGGTAATGGTTCACAAATTGCTGATTATGCAACAGCAGTATTTCAGTCAATTGAGCAATTAGCTACCATTCATTTATATCAGTACAACAACGCAACTGATGATACATTAGCAATCGCTGTGTATCCTGTTGGTGCATGGACAACATCTACACTTGATACAGCTATCACAAATGGCATTCAAGCAGCAAATAGTTCATTCACAGCAAATATTTCTGTAGCAACAGGCGCAACATTTGCGTAATATATAACAATATAATATATTGTGCACACTAAGCCCCGATTTTTTCGGGGCTTTTTTATTGTCGTTAAATAAAGTCATGAAGATACGCTGTACAACATTATACGACATAACTAAAACAGATGTAAATTTTAGACGAAATAAATTAGATCGTAAAGATGACGATGACTTTAAAGGTAGTCAGCAATCAAATTACGAAACAATTTTACAATGTATTGGTATAAGAGCACAACCTGAAGACATTAGTATGCCTATTAAAGATAGCCAAAGGTTATCTCAGCCCTTTGGTAAAAAATACAAATCAAAAGATTTTATACCTATGTGGTCATTTACTTTTGTAGTACAACAGCATAGTGTTTTCCAACTTGGTGAGGATGAACTTGGTGGGTTATATGAAGATTGCGATCATGTGCCCATGATTATTGGTTTAGAAGAGTGGAATGGATTATCAGGTTTGTTAAATATTAATAATGATTTTAAAAATATTCATTTTGAAGTAATCGATGAGAAAAATACCCTATGATAAATTGCAAGAAATTGCTGAAGTTGTATTACCAAAAATACTTAAACGAATTATAGTAGATACAAATGATGGCTATGTATTGTATAACCAATATTTTATTTTTAAGAAAAATAACTATATTAACGTCTTAAGACGTGGTGATGAACGTGAATTTCAATTTTTTAAACTAAAACATGCTATAGCATGGGCTATATTAGACAATAAGTTCATGATGCATGAGGCAACTAAGCTACATGAAATTGATAATTTACTTTGTGGTCTTGATTTTGAAAAGAAAGTTCATGAAAAACTTAGTAAAAAAGGAACTATTGAACAATATCTAATTCAAACAGCAAAAGTTCAAATGATTACTCATAAGCAATTAACTTTTAATAATGAATTGGATAAATACATTAAAGTTGCTAAACTATGTCAACAAAAAGGATTTGAAAATGAGATTAACAGAACTAAACGAAAGTAAAGCTAGTAAAATTGCAAGTCGTGCTTTAAAAGAGCACTATGGTTTAAACTATGATTTGAATAAGCTAGATTTCCGTACAACAAAAAGTATGCTTGATAAAGTGCGTACATTATTAAAAGATGCACGTACCACAAGTAAAATCCATGAAAGTCATAAAAATAATTCATATTTGAAATTATTAATGATGGAGCAGATGCTTTCTAATCATTTTACTGATTTAAATGTACGTCCAACTATTGTTGTCGAAGATGAAACTGTTACATCAGCAGCAAATGTTATGGCAGCAGAAAACATGATTCAAGAATTGCAAAAAATGGTTGAGCGTGTTAGTGACATGCGTGTCAAAGATCTAGCTGCTATTGAAGAACAAATGCGCCAAACTGAGCAAAGCGCACAAGGTGCAGATCAATTTAGTCAAAGTGCAAGTGATGCCTTATCACAATTACAAGATGCCATAGCACAAGCTAAAGCATCAATTGTAGGTGCACAAGACGTATTATTAGGTCGTGCAGCATCCGCAGGATTTGATGCAGGTGGTGCAGTAGCTCCTGTAAGTGACCAACCTGATATGGCAGCACCTGCCGCAGAGTTAGGTGCAGACGCTGAAGCTATGCCTGAATTACCCGAGCCTGATGAAGGCGAAGAAGAAATTGGCGCAGCAGGTAGAGAGTTGCGTTAATCGTGCGATTTAGAGAGTTTTTTGTAGAAGATATTAACAAAGATGATGATCCACTAAGGGTGGAAATAACATCTTTGTTAAGCCAACTACGTGCACGTTATGAAGATAGTGGTGCTAAAAAGCCGTATACAGTAGATTCTGTATTAAACATTTTAAAAAAAGATGGTATAACTTTAAGTAAAGATGACCTTTACGATATTATCCAAGATGATCCTATTAAAAATATTATTTCGGATTTTGATAAA